TTAGTAACATGAAGCTTATTAGAAGTATATGTAGAATCAGCAACGTAAGATTGAGGTATCCAAGTATTAAAATCTACTTCATATTTACCAATTCCACTACCTAGTTTCTTAGCATAGTTATACAACTGCATATCATATCCATTCCCACTAAAGTCTTTCAGATACCAATCAGCAGCCGGAGTATCATTCGTTAATCCTTGTCTTTTTACATCATAGATAACCTGTGGAGTTACGTACTTATCTAGTTTAAAATAAGCTATGATTTGGTTTATCTCATCAGTGGTTAGGACTTTGTTGGCTATGAAAGTCCAATAGACGGCTACTTCGCTAAGTTCATGTAATGAATCATTATATTTGTATCCTTGAACAAAATACTTATCAGTAGTATCAATTACACTAGCTCCATCCGCTATATAATCCTTTTTATCACCTAATATATTATTTATTAAAGTAGGATTACTAGTAGTATTTAATTGTTTGGAATATCCAAATATGCCTGTTTTACCATAATCTGTATTTAAATGTCTAGCACAGACATGAACTACTGATTCACTTCTTATATTATTTATAGAAGTATTTGAAACAGTAGATAAGTTTATCTGATGAATCATGCTCACTACTGTACAAACATTACTTCCTCCCAACATCTCCTGTACGGTCTTCTGACTTACTATCATATCATCTTTACCGTCAGTGACTAATGCACCTTCGTATAGGGGGAGTTGTTCTATGGTAAGACCTTTTATATTAATACCATATTGTTCATTAGCCAACGTCGCAACCTTAGTTGGTGTATCTGATACAGCAGTAGCAGGTAACGTATAAATTCCATCAGAAGGTATATCAAATCTTCCTTCTAATAGACCTTCTTCATTAATATATTTATAATATAAATTTTGTCCTTTAGGAAGTCCTGATACTTTTATTCTAAAACTTGGTGCATTAGTAGCATTTTCAAAAGAAGCTAAATTAAAAGGAAAAAGATAATCTTTAGTAACAACTATTTTATTTGGACTTCTACTAGTATTAGACGAAATCCATTCAGTAAAATCAGTAGCATACCCATTATACCCGCTATTAAGCTTATACCCAAAGTTCAATAACTCCAAATCACCACCCTTATCCTTAATTGTATTCTTAATGATATTACGGGTAAGGCTTTCATTTGTATTTTGGTCAAACTTCCAAAGTCCTATTATACTATCACGAACAAGAGGGTCTATATAAGACCCTCCACCTTTATCTCGTACTTGTTTAAAACAAATACCATTTCCTATTCCTATTGCACTTTTAGAACCCATATTGTAATGTATCAGCAGGTGCGTTATTTACTTGATTAACTATCTCTACATTCCATCCTGGATATAATACAGTAGTAATAGCCGTTGTTTGTCCAGCAGGTACTATTTCTACTTCAACATTATCTTCTGTAATATTCTTGATAAGAAACGGTTGTTTCTGACCACTAACAGTTATATTAAAATTTCCTGATGGAATAGCTCCCATACGAGCAACTTGAAAGTTGGTAACAAATGTACCACCACTATATACTTGATTATGTTCCATATCTATTATGTTTTAACTTGGTTTAAGTTCTGTTCCTTTTATAGTATAAGAATAAATAGTATTTCCGTCAGCAATTACTTTTAAATTAACACTAAAATTTCCTGTACCTTCTCTATTATAATCATTTACAATAAAATAAGGACACACTACTATTCCAATATTACCATTATATGTTAATTGACCTAAAACACTATCGTCTTCTTCTACTTTGAAATTAAAACTAAAATTAGTACTATTTGATTTAGGGACAAAAGTAACATCTTTATCTAATTCATCATCATAAGGAGTAAAATCAGCATTATACCATTTAATTTGATTTGTTTTAAAATAGCTACTAATATTATTTTCTTTTCCTTTATATATTAATCCTATCTTACATCCAACCGCCATATCGCAATAGTATAAAGATGGTTTATCAATAGTAACAGTTAATGTGTTTATTGAAGTAAGTTGGCTATTAAGAAATAATCCTACAGGATTATAATATCTGTTAATGCCATATCTCATATTAATATTTACAGGACTTGTCATAATATCCATTGGTATTACAACGTCTCTCCAAATATTTTCTTCTTGATATTTATATGATATAATATTTGTTGTAAAATCAATAGCCATACCTGTTTGATAATAATACATAGCCATTGCTCTAGCAAACTTCTTAAATCCTATAGCTACACTACTAGACCAATTTTGATTATTATCCTCATAATTTCTAGTTACAAATTGCCATGCTATTTCAGCAATATATTTCTTATTTTCAACAGTATCATAAGCAGGATTTATATATTCCAAAGGAACTTTAAAATCAATATCTACTGAACCATCTATTAAACTTTTCATTTGTCCAGCAAATGGATAAATCTTATGATATTCAGCATAATATTCTCCAGATGCATCACTACAATAATTATGAGGGTTAAATATATGTAGAGGTAAGTCAGGTTTATTAGATATAACTCTAATTTTGAATCCAGTACCATCTTGACTAAAAGTAAACCAATTATTCTTTTCAGTTTCTTCCTCATTGTTAGTTACTATCTTCATTCCATAAACAAAAGGAGTATTTATATTAGCGACGTTCTTACCTCTAGCCAATGAATAAACATATCTAGCATTTGAATCAACACTATATTCATATTGCTTGATATGTATTATATGTTTTACTTTTTTAGAACCTACATATATTGGCATACTATTCAAATATTAAATATTCTGTATTATCGTCAGGGTCAGCAAGATTTTGATAATCTCTAAGACTAATAGGTTTTTGAATTACAGGAGGATTATTAAATGTATATAAAGGCATAACATAACAACTACCTAATATAATAATTGGTTCCATTTCTACATTATTACGGTTAATCAAAAATCCTTTTGCAATTCTTACATCAAGATTCAATATATAATGATAACTTCTTTTATAAATATTGTCTATTTCAAATTTTAATTTATAATAGATTCTATCACCATTATTTGTTTGACCATATTTAATTACTCTATAATTATTAAGAATTTGCTCACCATCATTTAATGTATAATCCTTTACTATAACTCTAGAAATATTCTTATAAACATCGAATGTTTGAATATCGTTAGAATCTTTATCTGTAAAGTCTATATTACATATATCTATAACAAAATCTCTTAGATTGGCAGGAACTACTATTGGCATTTCTTCAACTATATTTTCTTTATACGTTTGAAAATTAGTAGAAAAATTATCATATATAAGTTCCATAAATTTATTTAATTCATTGAATTTATGAGTTCCGTAATTAGTAGTAATATGAACACAACGTTCAACAGGGAAAGAAGCTGTATATCCAAACGCATCATAATTTTTATTGTTCTTTCCTTTAAATCTTACTATTTCATTAGCATTACCTCCATAACCATATATTGTACCATAAGGCAATTTATCATAATCATAATTATAAGGATAAATATCCCTAACTTTCCAATATGTTCCTTTTATACCATCACATCTATATATTCTAATACGACCATCATAGAAAGGAATATGGAATGTTATATAATCAATATCTTCTTCACCATCTCTAGTAACCCATACTTGATAATAACCATAATTATGAGTAATAGCACTAGGAGAAGCTCCGCTATCATAGAAGTAAAATTTAGTACGCATAGGTACTTTAAAAAAGCTTTTAATCTTTGATAATTCAGCAGCTTCTTTTTCTGTACAAGGTTTGTTATCAACAATAAAATTAAAATTCAATTCAGTACTTGGTATAAGATATTCATCATTTTCTGTAATACTAAATATTTTCTCTTTAGTAAAAGCTCGAAGTTTATCTTCATCTTTATTATATATTATTTTTCCTAACACAGCTTGCTTTTTCCAAGAATCACCTTCTATTTGTTGTATATCAGAACCTCCAAGATTGAATTGTCCATCAAAAATAAGATTAGTTTCTCCATTAAAACTATTATCTGCAAGGAATTTAACTAAATCATAATGTCCCATAATTTTATATGGACCATTAACATTAAAAGTAAATCCGCTCATAGTTCCACCAGCAAATAATAATCCACTTCCATCACCAAGATTAATATTGTTTCCAATAGTATCAACAAAATCATATTTAACTACACACAATACATTAAGTTTTTGTAAAGCTGCAATAGAAGCATCATCTAATTCTAAATCGCCAGCATTTATATTTTTCGGTCTTAGAATATAAAGACTAGTTCCTGAAACAAATCTACCATCACCTAATTGAAGTTTTTCATTAACAGTAATAATATCTAACTCATCTGGATTATTAGTTACACTAGCAATTTCGTTTGTTACAAAATTAATATCTCCGCCTGTTAATGTTATCCAATTATCAGCATTACAAAATTCTTCATCTTCTACTTTATTAGAATTATATATAAAAGTAGCAGCTTTAGCTGTATCAGTTTTTAATTCTGCCTGTATAATATAAGTAACTTGTCGTCCTTTAGTTCTAAGAACTTCCGGAATTACTTTCATTGTTGCAGCAAAATCTTTATTGAACTCTACATAAATAGCATTATAACTAGCTAATATTTCATCTAGATTTCTATCTCCATTTTCATCAATAATAGCTTGTATATAAGTAATAGGATAGACTGTATACTTTTCTCCTGTAGCTTCATCTATCTTAATTAGTTTTCTTATCTTATCTTTAGATTCCATATTATAATTATATATTATATAAGTTCTTCGTCTTCATAAACTCTATTGAGAGGATTTAGTTCAGCATTATATTGTTTAGCAGTTTCTGGATTCATCTTAAATACAAGTTTATTAGTTGATTTATCTCTACTAACAAAAGCTTCATATTTATTATGTTCACCGACTTTGACAATTATGCTAGGTTCTTCCTTTGCTGTTCCCCCGTAGAGGGTGTGAAGTTGTCCTTCTATATAATCCATCAATAACTTCGCTTCTTTCTCTCTACCAAGCTTATAACAAGCAACTGCACTATTAAACATAGTAAAACAATCAATAAGTCTCTTGTTAGAATCCTTACAATTAGACTTACAATCTTTCAACATATCAATTCCTAAATCAGCCATAGCTAAAAGTAGTTTATGATATACAAAAGCATATTGTGCAGGTATTAAACAATAAAGCCAGTCTACGTCTACTTCTACATTTTCAGCAGCTTCGACATAAACTGGTGTAATACTATTAGGCTGGTCAGTAAGACCATTCCTAGATTTATTCTGTATAAGTTCTTCTTCCATGATTATGTATTAAGAAGGTTAGTAATATTATCATAAATAACATCAAGATTAGCTATTTGCTTACTATCATATATTTCTATTTTATCATAACAATTAAATAGATACATAGTCATAACATTAATAGCATCTTTATGTTCAGAAGTTACAAATCCATTATCATTAAGTTTAACTTTATTAATACTAGCAGCAATTTGTTTTTCAATAAGACTATTTCGTTGAAGTCTTTTCATTGTTATATCGTTTCGTCCATTCATATCATTTATTAAAACATTTATTATAGACGTAAGTAGAATAATCTTCAATTCTTATAGAAAGTTTAATATCCATAGTATTAATCTTATCTAATGTATTAAGACCATCATTAAATATAATAGATTCTATGTCTTCTATAAGTTCTCGTTTCCATTCTTCTTTCATAGCAGTAGATGGACGTTCATCATTAACTTGATATAATGCTAAAGTACTATATACTTTATAATATTCGTTATTAACAAGATGTGATATATTAGATTTTATAATATCAGCTTTAATATCAATATTATTATTAATAATAGTTTCTTTAGCGTAATCATAAAGAGCTTTATTAAGAGAAGTAAATGAAAGTTCTATTGCTATTCTACATTTCTCTTTATCTTTTTGAATTATCTTAGAAGTTATATTATCAATAAAAGCAACAGTCCTATTTATACTAGATGTTATATGTTCAAGATTAGAAGCAGTTTTTTCTATAAACTTCTCAGTAGTAGATTTCTTAGCATTATCTATATATTTATATACTAGTATAAATACTGCAACAGTTATCAGAGAACTTATACCTTGATTTAGAGCAATCTCTATTAAATCATTCATGGATAGAAACAATAAAAGGTTGCTATCAATATTACATAACATAATACTAATAACAACCTTAAATTTATTTACTTAAATATTTAATAGTGCTTACACTAAAGCACCAAGGATTATTTTAAGTGTAGCGATTGCAGCAGAACCAGTAGGATAAGCAATCTGAATAATCTGATGAACAACTTCATCACGAGTCTTCATATCTCTCGGTTCAGCAAAACGAATAGTATATACTGTAAATCCTGTATCAGCTTTATCGGCTTGTGCCAAAGGATTCAATGGATAAGCAGGATAAAGTCCAGCAAATTCATCATAAGTATATTCAAATCCTGCGTCAGCAGCAGCTTTATTAGCCATATCTTTAATGGCAGCAGCGTCATTAATTGCGGGAAGTCCGGCAGCGGTAGTTGTTACAGTAAGACCTTGAAGTTCGTCAGCAAGAACAATCGTATAAGGTTGTCCAGCTTTCTTAGCTGTAATTGTAATTTTACCAGCAGTTGTACTATCAGATAGAGCACTAACTCCACTACCAATAGTATTAGCGTTAATATGAGCAGCAATTTTGTCAGCTATATTCTTTACTGTATCATTCTTACCAGCATGAATTGTAGAAGTCCATTTATTACGTTCATTGAACTTAACACCGTTCTTTACAATAATTACTGTATAATCTGAACTAGCTTCTACAGAAGCAATAGTAAAGTTAGCCGAGAATGTAGTTGCAGCACTATATGCACTTACACTATAACTCAAATCCTTCTTGTAAAACGGGAAAACAATCTGTCCAAGTTCCGAATTAGGATTTTTCCAAGTAATCATTCCTCTATCTTTAAGACCAGCAGCAGTAGCAGCATCTTTTACAAGAGTTTCAACACCATTGTTTAAATACGAAATACTAACTTGCCCAGCAGCAGTCAAAGGAACTGCGGTAGGATAGGCAGCGTTAGCGGCTAGAATAAAGTTTCTCATAAAGCCTATAAATTTTTAATTAATGATTTGGTTATTGACCTCCGTTAGAACCTTGTTTAGCACCTATACTTTGAAGATAATAATTAACTGCGTCTGTAACTATATCTTTATGTAAATATTCAGGCAAGTCACAATTTACACTGTTATCTGGATTATCTTCATCAAGAAAAACTATATTAGGTTTCTTAATATAAGTATAAATAATATTTCTCGGTTTAGTCGGAGAATCACTTGTTCCTGTGTAAATATCAACAACAAGATTTGCTTTATTACCATTAACCGTTACAACAGGATACCGTTTAGATGGTCTATTACAAATATCGTCAAGCGTATCAAAAAGAGATTCACGTTCTATAAGTCTACAATGTACAACATCAGTATCAGAATATACACAATCGAATCCGGTATAAAGATAAACATTATTACTATCTATAATAGTAGTATAAGGTTTAAATCTAGTACCATTTCCGACTATATTAGTTTCTTCAACAACACCTTGTGTATAAAGAGTATATAGACCGTTAATCGGACTTACTTTAGCATTATCTCTAGCTACCTTATCGGAAAAGCTCATTCCAACATTCTGATGAAGTATGGAACGAGCTTTCGCATCAATAGCAAAGTTAATGCAAATATCTATGTTTTCAGAGAAGATAGCACGGGTTTGTTGAACACCCATTTGCTGTCCAAGTTCTCTGAACGTTATGTGCATCTCCTCTATTGTCATGTTAGATATACTTTAGTTTATTCTTAAACGCAGTTAATACATTTTCGTTTTCGGGATTCTTAGCCCAAGCAATAGCTTCTTTCATATTAGCACCGATAAATTCTCCATCTTGTGTAGTGATATTCTGATTGAATTGAGAACGTACAAATTCACCACGAGCAATAAGGAGTTCAATAAGAGATTTAATTCTAAGGTTTTTATCTTTAACAATACTGTTAAATTTAATAGGTTCTGTAGCACTAAATTTATCTAATTGATTTTCTTTATCCATTCTTTCTGAAAGAAGTGAATTAACAATAGGTAATCCAGCTACAACACAATATTGAATATATACTGCATCGAACATTTCATCATCTCCGATAACTTCAATATAGTTACGTTTAGCATTGTTAATTTCTTGACGAAGTTTCTGTTGACGTTCTTTATCTTTAGCATCATCTTTCAGATAGAATCTTACAAACGGGTCGCAATTAATAAGCGCAGTATCTTTTGCAACATCTCTATATAAAAGACAATGACGATAAAGAATATAATCAGTAATATTAACGGGACTACCAACAGCATATTGTTCAGACTCAAGATTATTCAAATCATTAATCTTAATAGCAAGAGCAGCTCTAAGGTCTTTAGTAGACTGTTTATTAGCTTTCTTATAAACCATTTCGATTTCTTCTTCACGAGCCTTAAATGCAAAGTAATCACGTTTATGATTAAATCTGAAAGAACAATCAAAAGTAACTCCAAGTTCATTAACAGGAACTTGTATGTTATTTAAATACTGTTTAAGACGAGTAACAAAATTCTCATTGTTAACAGATATACCAAGCAATTGAGGAAAGTAAGCTTCGACCTCAGCGCGATTAGAAGCAAGAACTTGTGAGCTACGAATAGAACTACCGATATAATCTCTTTTCTTAGGAAGGACTTTATCGTTTGCTTTACGATATAAAGAATAATTCTGTATTAAAGATACAGTAATACTTCTTTTATATGTAAACGGTTTATCTAGTTCTTCTTGCTTTTGTTCTTTACTAGTAAGAACTTTATCAGCTTTAGGTGCTTGGTTATTCTCATCATTCCCTACGGGGGAACTTCCCGTTACTCCGGCAGTATTTGCAGCATTTACAGCTACTTCTACTTTACTACCTCCAGTTGTACCAAAATCCATATTAATTTCTTTTTAATGATTAATTACAATACACACTCTAACATGAACATCTTCGTGGAGTTATCAACTTGCAAACCACGTGTTCCTTTTACTTCAAAACGGCTCATATCAATTTCCGTAGAAATAAAGTTGCTATCAGCTACACCCCATGATGCCGGAACATCAGTCATACCCTTAAGTACTTTAGCCTTGTAAATTTGCCCTTTTTGGCGCACTTGTCGAACGTTCGGGCGTCCTTTGTAGGACGAGAAGTCGATAAAGCAAGCTTGATGAGAAGGCATCGGATAACCCGTTCTAGGATGGATATATCCGTTCTGTTTTGCAGCTTCTGCAACTGTACCCTTATCGAAGTACGAACAGTGCTTAGCGGTAATCGTATGACCGTCAACAGTCTTATATTTACGGAAATAAGCACCGTATTCAAGATTATCTCCACTACCTTGAATTTCCTTTTCTCCAAGCGGTGTCAAGAATCCGTTTTCTTTCGCATCAAGTTTCATAGCTTCATCGAAATCTTCAAGGAATCCTTTACCACCCATAAGAACGATATTCATACTACCTGTATCTGTATCACGATTCAATACATCTCCGATAGTTCTCTTAATCTTATTTAGCGTCAAATATTCGCCATAAGTATCGTAGTTAGATTCACGACAGATTTCCAACATACCAGCTGTATGAGGAATAGGTTTACCATTATCACGGTCTTTAAGAGTAATAGTTCCATCCGGCATACGGTTATATTGAGAAATCCAAAGAGCTTCTTCTCCCATAACTCTCATGTGGATATTGAATTGGCGCATCTCTTCATTAATCCACAAACGACTCTTACCACCATCTGCACCTTCAAACTCATATTCAGTAATAACGTTAGCTAAGTTACCAGCTATTTCTTTACTATGACGATAAATTTCAAGTTGACTTGTCATCTTACCAGGTCCCATAGTATTAGAACGGTTACCCTTAGAATATGATTCAGAAACTGTAGGACGAGTCATTGACCAATACTTACCTTTACTCAACAGTTCAGGGTCAACAAAAGCATTAGGATTAACTCCATCAAGTTTCAGAATATAACCATATCCATAAGTTGATTCTCCTAAGTCTTTCTGAATACGAACAGAAGTCTTACCATCGGGAGCAATCAAACCATGTTGTTCAATAAACCAATGAGTAGAGAAATGAACTTCAAATTCAGTTCCACCAATTCCCGGCTTACTAACCGCAGTATTAAAGTATGTTACAAAGTCTGTAAACTTCATACGTCCCATTGTCTTCCAAGTCCACTGAATAGTATCAATATCTTTGACACCAAGAGAACCTTGACCTTCTGTCATAAAAGTCAATGGAAAACGGTCATCGTCCATTCCATAATTATATGTAAGAAAACTGTTAATTTCAACAGGTTTCGTCAACTGTAAATTAGCGATAGATTCTTCATTAGAATAACCTCTATCATCATAATTTCCAGTACTAATAACACGCATTTTATACATACACGCAACAAAATTTAGTTATTGATTAATAGCCAAAGTCTATATTACCTCCCTTTGACTTACTAGAGGTTGGCGGCACTATGCGAGCTGTACGTCTGCTATTATCTTTAGCTATAAGTCGAAGTTTTTTAACTTCTTGGTCTTTAATTGCTAAATTAACTAAGTCAGCATAACTACCACCTGTGAATCGAAGATATGCACGAAGTAGTGAATCGTCTCGTCTTTGTTCGGGAGTCATAGCAGCTAAGTCATTATTATAACGACTATTGCCATTTTCATCTACTTGATAAACGTAATTAAAGAAATCATTAGGAGTAGCAGTTATTTTCTTACCGTCTCTATTAATAATAATAGTTTCCGGAATCTCATAACCAGCAATCTTACGACTTTTAATTATTTCTTGAACTCCTGTCCAATAAGCAGTTTCTTCTTGTTGTTGACGAATAGCAGCTTCTTTAGCTTCTTGTGCTATTTGTTCTTTATAAGCATTATCTGCATCTACTAGACCTTGAAGTTCTTCTTGTGCAGTAGAGAATAAAATTCCTTTATCTTTAAGATATTGAATATATTCATCTACATTACCGCGTCTATCAAACTCTCTAAAACTTTCACGAATAATAGCTTCTTGTTGTGCTATATTCTTTTCATCAATAGTTATATTACTTCTATCTTTAACTTCTCCAAATCCTTCAAGAGAATTACCATTAGCAACATAATAGTTAAGAACATCTTGTACGATAGGATAAGCTTCAATAAGTCTGTTTACACCAGCTTCTGCAAGCTCATCTTCTCTTTGTTCTATAACAGAATCAATATAAGCAGCAACACCTTCAGGAGTATTGTCAAATTCAACAGGATTACCATCTTCTCCAATAATATCTATACCAAGATGTTCTTTAATAGTATTAATACTCAGTTCTGTATTGTCATTATTGTCGACATCAAAACCTTTAATAAATTCTTGTACATCCTTAGCTTCTTTAAAGATATTACCATCTTTATCAACTAAGTTACCATCTTTATCAACGGTATAACTATCATCTCCTACTTCGACAACCGAACCTTCAACAAGTTCAACATCTCCGTCTTGAGAGCTAGTATCTTTATTGCCGTCTCCATTACCACCATTATTATCTACAGTACCATTACCTCCATTGTTATTATTATCATCAATGTCTGTAATATTACCATCACCTGTACCAGCAATATCTTGTTTGCCAGTATCCAAATCTGTTACTGTATCACTAGCACCACTATTTGCAGTAGTTTGACCACTAGTACTTCCATATCCAAAGTCAGGCATATATCTTTATGTTTATTGGTTAATACATGGTAAATATAATTTCTATTTGTTCCACAACTAATACTTGATTCTCTAGTTCGTCCTATACCTATTTAATTTTTATATCTATTTAATTGCTGCTATCGGTCTGATTCTGATTTGATTTGGTGCTCGATACACATATAGACCTATAATGCTTGCTCACTGTGAGACAAAAAATCTTATCGTGAACAATTCATCGGATTAAGCCGAAAGTCCTTTGTAGCTCAATTCTGCGCCCCGTAGAGGATATGATGAGATGTAAATATAAATGAAAAAGCCTGCTACTACCTTCACAGGCAATAACAGGCATAATAACAACCGAATCGCAATCTAATTAAACAACTATATTATTTCTTAGTCTTTGGTTTATCGAATCTATTCTTATTTTCTTTTGCAACTTTAAGTTTAATATCACTATCATACATTTTAGCAGCAATTTCTTTATCTTTGGCTTGAGCTTCAAGATACATCCTTTCTCGTTCCATACCTATCTTTTGTTGCTCAAGATTATTAGAAGCTTCTTGCATACGTTGTTCAGCAGCAGCTTTAGTAGCGTCACTAAGACCGTTATCGAAACTCATAATATTAGCATTAGCTTTAATCATTTCTATTTCACTATCTAAGTATTTCTCTAATTCAAGAGTTTGTCTATCTTGTTCACCTTTGGCTGCAATCTTATCAAGTTCATATTGTTGTAACATTTGTGCATTTTGTGCATCAAGTTGTTTCATTTGTTCTTCATGTTCTTGATTTAATTCAGCTAGTTCATCAAGTTGCTTTTTAATTTCCGCAGAGTTTTCTCCTTCAATGGCGGCAGCAGCCATTCTCATATCTCCATTCTGAGCAGCACTAAAAGCTAATTCTCTATATTGTTCAAGTTTCTCTTTTTCTCTTCCAGAGAGTTTGCATTTAACTACATAATCTGCAAGTATGTGAGTATTTACATCTAGAGACATATAACGAATTTGATTATTATCATCTCGATAAGAAGTATTAAGTCCGTCTATCCAAGCTAATTTAGAATAATCAATATCTCTATTATAATCATGTTCTCGCATAATATCAAACATAAACTCAATAATAACACTACCCATAGACCCACGAGCAATAGCTTCTTCGGTAGTACCTTTACCGGCAGATATAGCAATCTCTCCATAACGTTGAGGAGTCATATCTACTTGATACATTGCTTTCTGTTCATTAGCTGTAATAAGATTTGTTAGTTGAGTAATATAATCTCTTGTATCTGCATTCAACATACGAATCTGTCCAGCTTTTAACATACCAGCGTCATCAGTATCATCAATATAAAGTACTCCATCAGCAGCCATCTTATATATAGTATCTTCCGGATATTTACCAAGAAGAGAACGTGCAATAAGAAGTACATTAAGTTTGTTCTTAGCTATTGCCATTTCTCTATGATAAGCTACTATATTACCAAATACTTGATAAGGTAATAAAGTACTTATAATACTAAATCTACCATAACCTGGAATAAGTTCCATCAAACCATTATATGGAAGTTTACCATTACGATTATAAGCAATAGGTCTATATTTATAAGGGTAAATAGCTGTATTACGAGTACCTATACGAACTGATTCATATACTTGTGGTTCCCATACCCATTCAATACTAATATCTCCAATCTCAGGATTTAATACATATTTCTCATCAACTATAGTTTCAATAATAAATCCATTAACTTGAGTTTTAAGAATACCTCGTTTTACTTCTCCTCTCCAAACAACGTGCCATACATCATAAAGACCATTATTCATATCTCTAGCCATAGGACGGTCATCTTGATATTTCTTACGTTCATCTGCTGTAAATTTACCACAAACGTCTTTATTATAAGAATAGTATTTATCAAAATTAAGAAGAGCACGTTCTCCAACAGTACCTACTGTATCTCTAGCATAGAAAATATTAAGAAATTCAATTTGGTCTTTATCTAGATAATCAGCAAATTCGTCCATTATTTGTTGATAACTAAGTTTACGACGTTCAGCAAACATATCATAATCTTCTACAAGTAGATTATCATTGGGTACAGGATAAGCATCACGAACACTTACTACACGTTTTATAAGTTTATTACCAGCAATTTCAGTATATGTATAAGCTCTACCAAATGATACAAATTCAAAATAAGCTCTAATATAAAGAGCTAAATCATCAGTTAAATCACGAATTACGTTAAGAAGTCTTTGTCCTTGAATAGTAATATCGTCAATATAATCTTCATTAAACTTCTTAACAAATTCTTCTATATTAATAGCAGTAGAAGGATTAAATTGTTCAGGTTCGTTACCTTCATTAATAAATTGTTGATAAGCTCTTTCTATTTCTCCCGCTATTGCTTCTTCTGCAAGACCCATAAGTTCTTGATTAAGTTTGGCATCTTTAGCTAAAACAACTTCAGGATTATTAGCACCTACTACAAAATCATGAGGAGCTTTAAGATATTCTCCAACGAATCTCCTAATAACCCCATTCATCATATCATAGTTCCTCATTGTAGCAGGAAAACGTTTATATTTATCTTTAGTAGCATTATAAGGATTAAGAGCTTTACGATAATATTCTTCTGGTATATTACCATGAAGAATATCAAATAGTTCATCTACATCTCCATCTTCTTGAGAGTCTCTAATAGATTGACCTAGAGCTATAACTCCGTCGCAACAATTAGCATACCATTCAGCCTGTTGACGTTCTTCATAACTAACCCTTTGAGAAGGGAAGTAATTTCTAGGAAAAGGATAATCCATAACTTCTTATTTAATTTAAAACCATTCACGTTCCATTATACTTTGTTGGTCTTCCGTATCTTCAACTCTTTTACGAAAAGCCAATTCAATCTTACCTTTAATATCAATACTTTTCCAATATATCCCAATTAATAACATTTCGGATATTCGGTCAAAGTTTCCCATAGCATTCCATTTCTTAGTCTCTAGTATAGCTTGATAATCATATATACGATTAAACATATATACAGGTTCACCATTTTCATCTTTACCAATCTCTGTCCAAAGAAACTCTTTAAACAATCGTAGAGCATCAAGTTTTCTAGTACCTTCTGTTATAATATAACCATAAGTACTACTTGTCTTTTCTTTTATAGTAGCGTCCCAAACATAAAGAGGTTCATGTGCTAAATATCTAAGCATTTTCCATTTCTTAAAGTTAGATACAGTTTCACCTCTATTGACTTCCGGTATTCCAGTTCCAACAGCATTATACCATATACATAACATAAGAAATATATAATCAGCCTCTTCTAGTTTCTCAGGACGACCATAATAAGCAGCACACATTTTAAGTTTATAGCCATTTCGGTCATTAGGCATTTCCCAAACATGAATACTATTATGAGAATGTTTATCACTAATTTCATTTTTATCTTTATCAATACCAACAGGGTCATAAGTTACAACATAAGTTCCAGGTTTAATCTCACGAATACGTTTATCATTAACATAATATTCATCGTATTCGGGAGCAAACCAAACTCTTACACAACCATGCGGGTCTTCATTACCTTTACGAGGAACACCTTGAATCCAATCATAAATTTTAGCAGTAGGGTCTTCAGTTTTTATACGAGCATTACTTTTAAATACTACATTACCAGCTTCATTTCTAAACAATTGCCCATCTACATAAAACTTATAACTATTATCTACACGAAGTTTCTCTTCCCACATATTAAGTTTCTCTCCAACAAATATGTTTTCACTTGCACTACTAAATGATTCAGCAGGGAATAAAGCTCTTTGTCCAACATAACCAAGATAATCAGAAAAAGATTTAGCATCTTTTTTCTTCTTAGCTCGTCCACGAGCGGCAATTTTAAGACCTATTCCTATATTACTATTACCCCATTTATCAACTCCTGACATTCCATCTATAACACCTTCTATACCCCAAGCAAATGATTTAAAGAATCCGCAAATCTCATTACGAGCATCTTTATCCCATACATTTTCAAAAGGCATAAAATTATAAGCAAGAGGATTATAAAAGTTCTGTTCAAATACTTGCATATTAGTAGCAGTAGCAGTTCCCCAAGCAACTAACATACCAGTAGTAATATCACCAACAGTCATCGCAGGCTCAGTAACTTTCATAAATTCGTCAAAGTTCTGCATGGTAGACAACTCTTCCACATTAATTCCGACAGCATCTTTACCAATAGCACAGTCAGGGTCATTATTTGCAGACACGCTAATAAGAGAACTTTGCCAACTATCTTCTGCTTCAACTCCATTAGGTAATCTATATCCAAGACGAAAGTCTTCAACAGTAGGACTAAATATTCCTCTTCTGAACGGAGTCTTTTCTTCATAGAACTTTAAGTTAGATACAGCAAAGTCTGTAAGTCCTCCTTTCTTAGTAAGATATTTCTTATCAGCAGCTACATTAATAAATACTTTATGTTTTCTAAGATTAACAGCATTACTAGCCCTAGCCGCCATCATATAAGAAAAACCACCACGACGAGTCTTAACAATAATAATATGAAAACCATTATCTTTAGCAAATTGAAGCACATTATGTGTCCAATATTGAGCATCAATAAATTTAGGAAAAGCATATTTCTTTTCAGCAGTAGATACATTCTTACCAATAACTAAAGTACTATCATCAGTAAGTTCCATACGAGTATAATTAAGATAATTATAATAATCTCCTGTAATATGAATATCTTCTATATGTCCGTATTCATTAAGCCAGCATGGCGCATCAAAACCATTTTTACGTCTATCACATTCTCTTCTACGAAGTTGTCTATGTGGAATACTATCTGGTTTATAATTAGTGTACTTACCTTCTCGTAGATAAGTATCAGCCATCGCTGTAAATAGATTAGTATTAACGAAACGTCCACGTCTAATATTCATAAGAAATCCACCGCTATCTCCTATAAGAAAATTATTATAAGGGTCATAATATCCTGCCTCAGTAGCAGTTTTATATCGACTCTTATCTTCTTCTAAAAATTCACGAAATGGATAAACTTCTTTATTAGCCATATCTTATTTTATCAATAGAGTTAAAACAAGAACGGCGATACTACCAATAGCAGTACCGCCTAATATCTTGTTTCTACGTTTAGTAGAATTAATCTGTTTCTGTAATATCTGGACATTATTATAACATTTACTAAGTTCTACTTTATATAAACTATCTAAAGTATTATACTTAAGTCTTTCAAATTTAATAATAGTATCTTTAGCATTAATAATGTCAGGACAATGTTTATGTTCAATCAACTTAACATTAGCTTTGCGAATTAAGTCGATTCTGACATTTACTATCGTGTCGTTCCCCCGTAGGGGATGTGGAGATTCAGTTTGACACCAGCCGTTCAAACAACTCCAAACTAGCACTGTCATTAAGACTATTAGCTTCTTTAACTTCATCTTCAATAGTATTTTTAATATTAACAATTGTACTATCTTTTTGAGTAATAACTAATTCGATAGAATCAATTCGGACTCTATTAATAACACTATCTACATTTGTTAGCCGAGTAAGTTCACTAATACTACTACTTATTTTATTAATTAATCTCACTTCATAAATAGTAATCAACGCTATGATTACCTGTATTATTAATATCTTCTTCATATCTTTATCGAATTAGTTATTGATTATTAGAAACCCGTATTTTAGCATATTACTTAATATCAGCAAGAATGTTCTCAAGTTCTTTTGTCCATTTACCGTCTTGCGGAATATTAACAATTCTTTGAGCACATTTTATAGCAGTACATTGTCCAGCATTAACATTCATATCGAATAACTGTTCTGCAACTTCTTGACTTTTAAAATTGTCAAGATTAAAGCAGTTCCAATAGTTCTTTTTATATAAGTCTTGAACAGCTTTTTCAAGCTGTGGAGTTTTCTTAGCAATAGCTGCAAAAGTTTTAGGATAATGTTTCTTTAAGTCGTCTAATATTATCCAACCTATCCAATTAGGATTAGCTTTACGAGAAACTCCTTTATAAGTTTCCATGCCAGCATCATCTTTATCATTAACATATCCACCTTCCGCTACTTCTAATTTCTTATAAGCTTTAATAAATTCAGCCATAACCTATTATTTAATAGCATAAAAAGCTACAAAACAAAGACCAAATATAATACCAATAATGTCACAAATCAAATCTTTAGCGGAAAACTCTGTTTTCTTTGTGAACTTATCATATAGTTCTTTTCCAATTCCAACACATATCACAATTAGTATTGCTAACCATAAGTCCATCAATGGAACTAATACCATAATCAACATCATACATACTAATAAATGAGCTAATCCATCAGCTCCTAAAACAGCAATAGAGTTACTAATTAGCAACTCTATCTTCATAAGGAATTTCTTCATAATTTAATCTCCCCAAATAAAATAATAACCTCGTCTTTGAAATTGTGGTCGTTTAAGACCTTCATTTTTATCGCATACAACTCGTATATCAGTACTAGTAGTTACGATAGATTCAGCAGCCCAATATGCACTAGCATATTCTTTCTTTTCGCCAGATTCAATATGAATACGAATAACTTTTCTAGGACGACGATAATCATCTTTGAAAAATAGTTTTCGTTTACCGTTCATATCTTTGTCTTCTTTAATATTAGCATTAAAATCCATAATATTTTATTCATTAAGAACTCTATTAATCCAACCTCTTAAAAATTTTATGTTGTTGCCTTTACCTGCTATATCATTATAATAACGAATACGTTCAAGTTTATACTTAGCAACAAATAATTCAGAACTCATTGTACTATCAGTACGAATAATCCTAAGACTATCTTGACATCTACGAAGTTCTTCTTTAAGATAAACAACTTCTTGAATAGTCATAGAATCAGGAGTAGGAACATATACAATTTCTTTTATAGGTAAAGTAGTTTTATCATTAGTACATTCATTAAATACAGCACCAAATATAAATATAATACTAATACCTGCAAATACTTTATAAAATAAATCCTTCATTATAAATCAAGTTTAAATTGTGTATTAACAGCACCAGCTTCAAGCTGCATACGTCTATCATTAAGTATTAGTTCAATTTCTTGTTTTCGATAAGGCATAACATGGAATGTTGTTTTCTCTTTAGGATTCTCTTTAATATGATAAAGACCGTCAGGAAAACGTTTAGGTTGTCCATACTCATTCAATTCAAAATCAGAATCAATATGACAAAGCCACATTCCAACACAAGGAATACCAAGAATAAATTCTACAGCATAAGCATACATACTAAGTTGTAGATTGTATATAGAACCATTACAATTTGGAAGGTTATTAACAGGTGCAAGAAGAGTTTCATCTTTAGTTACCCAATCACTTGTAAGTTGGGCAGGTTTTTGTCTTTTATCTTTTTTGAAATATCCAGACTCAAATTTAAGTCCTCCACGATTAGTTTTCCAATCTCCTATAACCATTCTATCTTCTCTAAGAAGAAGAACGTCAATAGTTCCACTGACTAACCAATCTAAAAGAAACATTCCAATCTCAGCATAAATCTGATAACCAGCATTTGTATATTGTCTGAATACATCATATATTTCGGGATACTTATGTTCGGTTAATTCTTCAAACTCTTCAACATCTAATATCTTATAATTACCAAGTATTGTAGGAATATCTGCAACGGTAATCATTTGTCCATCTGAACGTTCATCTAGATATTGAATAGCTTTCTTAAATTGACTTCCTCCTTTTATACCATCTTCCAAACCATTATGAGTATTAGAACCACGTTCGCAAGCTTCATCACGAATAGTATCCCATTGTTTTTCTAACTTCTTCTCAGATATTCCCAACTCTTTGGATTTCTTCTTCAACCAATAAGTCTTATCAAACTTCGGCTGATATTGGTGTAAGATAGTAGTAGTACTGATATAGCTATTCCCTAATGTATCGGTATATTTATGTTGAGGCTCATCAAAAACTAATCGAACATCATTATATCTTTTATCTCGTAGTTCTAACATAATTCTTATATTTATTCTTCGGTCATAGAACTTAATATCGTAACACCTCCACGAGCAGTTTGTTGTTCTTCTTCGTAAAGTAGATTTTCTTTTGCAACATTAAGAGCTTTCATAATATTAGGTAATTCAGCAGTTTTTTTATTAAGATTATCCATAATACCTATTACAGTATTACTATCTTCAATACTTAATTCTCCATTAAGTTTATCAGTAAGCATTTCATTCATCTTATTGGCAGCTAACACAATATTATGAATACTTCTAAGAAGAGTTTCAACAGCAGCCCCAGCAACAGTTATTTCTGCTTCGTAATAACGTTTAGCAAGTTTCCATACTAATAAATCTGGTTTATAATTAGCAGGTAAATCGAAGTTTTCAATAGCTTTTTTAATAGCTTCATTATCACTAAGTCCTTCTTGTTTACAAGGTCCTTTTGGGTCTGCAAGATAATATATAACACCAACTTCTTTAATATATTGAGATTTATCTTTAGTTTTATCTCTAAGCCAAAGTAATTGAACGTCCTTATCTAAAATCTGTCTAATATCCGGAGCTTTAGGCATTCCGGTATCATCAACAGTTAATAGTTTATCTACTCTAATTTTGTTAGCCATTTCCTACATTTTCTTGATAAGCAAGTTCTACATTCCAATCAAAATCAATTGCCGTCCAATATCTTAATACATAAAGATAAACATTAGCATAAGCATCTCCGAATGCTTTTTTCTTATCCATCCATATCTTTAAGTTCTTCTTTCTAAATGTATTCATCTTTCGCTTATGTATTTCAGCATTCTGTAAGTCTATCTTCTCTTGTCTCATTACCTTCTTACAATACGCTACATAATCTTCACGAGATAGTTGAGAACGTTTCTCTTTAAATTCCTTATAATGTTTTATAAGAGCCATCTTAATAGGACTTCTACGAATATTACCAATATAAGGCAATTGAACACATTTACCAGCGAGTAGTTGAGCGGCAGCTTCTTTTTCTAAAGAATCAATAATAGTTTTACATAATATTCTATCATCATCAACAACAAAATCAATATCATCTAGAATATTATCAACATCTTTATATATTAAAACATAATCATCATCTAATTCAGAACTCAAAGGTTGTCTCTTAGGTTTTGGTACTTTAAATTCCATATCATTACTTGTAAATTAAGAAGCAATAGAAAGTTTATGACGTTTAGGATGTGCCGTTCGATTTCGTTCCCCCGTAGAGGATGTGGATAAAAGCATTATCATAACTTCTATTGCTCCATCTTTAAAACTAATAGCAGATAATTTTAATTCGCAAGTCCAGATTGTTCTCCATTAGCAACCATAGGTGCTTTTGGAACTCTAAACGGACATTTGGGAGTAATATCTTTTTTATAACCTCCTGCAATATCATTAACAGGAATCATACGAAAGTCTACAAAGTAACAATCCGGAGCAAGTTCTTTAGCTTTGAAGTCTGAACAAGTACCATCGTTAAAATAAGCTCCTGTAATAATAGCTTTAGAAAGTTCTTCATCAGAATTACAATAACGACCAACAGTAGTAGGGTCTAGAACATTTTGCGGAATATTGATAAGAACAGAACGTTCAAGATTCGCAGCAGGAACAATAAGTCTATCCATAACTTCGCAACCGTTAGCGTTAGTATCTCCTTCATGAAGTTTTGCAAGAACAGGTATGCACTTAACCATACTTGTTTTATTGTTCTTTACGTTGCTAACTACTCCATATAAACGTTCTTTATAAATAAGAGCAACAACAGCGTAATATTGAGGAACTACAATACCTTCAAGAAGTTTCTCCAAATCTTCCTGTTTAATTTCTTCAAATTCGGTCGGTACTAGAATGTCATACGACATTTTGTCACTTTCAATTCTAATCATGTTAGTTATTTATTTGGTTTAACAATAGCATCAAGTCCTAAAGCTCCAATTTTAAGCTTACTAGGTTTAATATCTTGTTTCTGTTTAGTTCGTCGTCCCGAACGATAAACATAATCAATTTCTTGTGATTTATTTGGTTCTTGTTTCATATCAAAATTCGTTTTGCACAACAGTACGCATTACGTGCGAGATTGGCAAAACAAAACTTGTTTTTAACAGTTTTTTAACATTCGCCTATATGAGTAAGGTACACACGCTCGCACGCACGTATATAAGGTACGCCCACACACGCACGTACACTTATATCGCGCACCCGTACACACGCACGTATAAGATGTTCATATACGCCTGTACCTGCACGTGCACGCCTGTTATTATCTATACGCCCATGTACACGTGCACACGCACACACGCCTGTACGCACACGCAGGTTATTATTTTAATAATATATTACGTAGTAATATGTTATTATAGATAATTATATATAAGTTCTGATAGATACTGATTCATATTCTATATTACTACGTAATATAGAATATACTGCGGTTCTTGGGTAGTATATATATCTACAAGATATATATAATATAATATATAAATATATTATATTATATATATCTTGTATCTATATATACTACTGTAAGCTTACTGTTCCAGATTTTGATATAGAACTTTATACAGAACTTACTACCCTTACACTTTGGAATTATAGACCACTTTGTTGTGGAGATGGAGATGGAGGAGATAGATTCTGATTTTACTTGCAGTTCCTGACGGAGATTGTCATGGAGATTTTACTTGAGATTTTACTTAAGGAATTGCTTAAGGAGTTATTATAAGACTTACTTAAGGAGATAATGGAGACGATTCTGTAGATTCTGATGAAACTGTTGGGCTGTTCCCCCGTAGAGGATGAGAACATATAATACCTATGACTATTAGACCAGTTCTTACTTGACAAGTTATTATGACCATTAGACCAGGAGATTATGCAGAACTTAATACTGGCGATTCTACAGATTCTGTTGATTCTGACGATACTGCGCCCCGTAGAGGATGGACAAGTATATAGCCTTAGACCTGACGATACTGATATTATTCTATGAGGAATTATAAGACATGAATCTGATATTATATTGATTGTTAGATATAGATATTAAACGAGCGGTTATTGGTAATATTCATGTCCATCCTCTACGGGGGAACAGCCAGAGCTTAATCGTTTTAATCGTCTTAATCGTCGATATAGATGATATTGCAACTCATAGAACCTTATATTACATGAGATATTATAGCAGATATTGTCATTAGTTGACATAATCTATCATGATGTGGCTGATACTGATATTGTTTAGGCTAAATAAATCTATCTTTATTGTTGTTAAATATCGTTAGATATGGAAAATACTATAAGTCTTTATGAGAAAGGTACTGGATATAATAGACGGGGATGAATATTATGGAGTTCAATACCCCCCGTAGTAGTAATGGAGATTTATATGGAGTTGGAGATAATGATTTGGATTTTTGATGTATGCGGAGATTAAGGATGATGGAGATTTTGCTATATGAGATACGATGATTGTTTGTAGTAATATTTATTTAAGAGAAGACGGGGAATAATTTGGAGATTTTTATTTTATTTATGAATGGAGAGATTTTGGAGAAGAATGCGCGAATAAGGATATAAGAGATTGTATGGATTTTTATTTTATTGGAGTATAAGAGTTAAACTAGTTAAGGAGGTAGACGTTTATTGGAAAGTTTATGTAGATGAAGAAACAGGAATATATGATATATAGGGTTTATATGTGGATTGGGGAGGTTAGTACTGATAACCCCCGTCCTTATAATTCGGAATCCAATACCCCCGTCATTAAAGTACAATAATTAGACTTTAATTTAATGACAATATTAGTTTTATTATAGAAGTTATGAAGAATTATAGTATAGGATTCAGATTAGAAGTTGGAAGGATATGATATAGGATTTGGGTTAGGAATGTAGTGTGAAATTTAGAATGAGATTATAATGTAGAAGTTGGGACGAGATTTAGAATAAGGATACTGTGTAGAAGTTGAGATAGATATAAAATGAATATAGTATGGATTATAATATAGGAACTCGATACGAGAAATTATGAGGAATTATGAGGAATTATAGTTGGAAATTGTGTTGAGGAATTTAATGTAGAATTTGGCATAAAAAGTAATATAGATTTGTGGATAAGATTATAGATAGAATTTATTGTAGATTTGTGTTTGGGGGAAGCTACTACGTAGAACGCCCGGGTCTAAAAATCGGAATTCAATACCCCCGTCATGCAGTTCTAACAAACAGAATTTCGAGCAACTATCTCTACTCATTCACAAACAAAACAAATTCTGGCACATCACGTTGATGTTGCTGGTCATGTTGTACTACGCAAACATGGTCATTACTAATCAAGTCGTAGCAGTCATAGGAGGACTGTATTATGAAGACAACAATTAAGTCAATCAGAATGGAGAAGTTTGAAGGACAGTTAACTGGCAAAGTTATCGTCACTATTGCTGATGATATTCTTGGCTTTGTTCGTACTGTTGATGCTGATGGTGTCATTGAGTTCAAGCAGGACAATGTGAAGCAGATGCGTATGCAGTTGACAGCATTGTCTGCGCAAGTTCGTCAAGCTGTTGGTGACAAGTTTACTACTGCCTTTGGTTATCGTCTTGATTCTGCCAAAGCTGGTGGTGTTGAGGAGCTTGTCAATGTTCTCAATGTCATACTGACTGATGCTACTATTGAGGTTGAGGCTGCTGTTCAGAAAGCTGATGAAGCTGATGCTGACAGTCATGATGCCATATTCTACAAGATTAGCGAGGTCAAGTTGGACGAGATGATGTCATACTTGGTGGCTCAGCACTTCGTTGAGAACTTCATGAAAGTGACAGACATGACACGTCAACAGGTGTTCATCACGAAGTTGTTTGGTGTCAAATTGTAGTATTCATTGGGAGTGGTGGCAACACTGCTCCCACAAATCATTATCATCATGAAAGATATTGTCATACTTATTGTTGTGCTCTTGGTTGTACTGTGGGGCACGTTGATGTTCAATCAAAGAGGATGTACTGAAATAGCAATGCTTGGTGTTATTGTTAGTATTGGACCTGCTGTTTGTCTTGGAATTGAACTTGACAGGAAATAGAATTGTAGTGGAGACTGTGAAACCGGTCTTCACTTCAAACGTTATCAAAACTCATTCACGAACAAAATAAAACCCGACATAGTTCTGATAAGAGTTCTGATAATTGTTCTCAACATACTAATACAAATACTATGCCAAACCATAAAATCGGTGTTGTAGATACTTCTAGAGTGGATTCTCGTCTTCCACGATGTGCTCCAATCTAATAATAATCTTACACATACTGATACTATCTATAAACCAAATAATGTACTCATTCACTTACAAAATAAGTCTCGGGATGGTTCTGATAAGACTATTCTTAATCGTGATAATACTAATATTAATAATAAAACTAAAGTTGAACATTATGAAAAAGAAACTATTTACTATTGAATGTGAGAATGTTGCTCTTGTTGTACGTCCTAACGGTGATACTGTTATAGTGACAGAAGCTACTGAACTTGTTCTTGATAATGCTGTTATGGAGCAACTTGTCAGAAATAGTGGTGCTTATAAGTCATTTGTTACTACTAAAGATGATGTTGTTGCTGGTCTTGAAGAAGATAATACTAATCTTCAGATTAAAGTTAGAGAGCTTAAAAAAGAGCTTGAAACTATTAAAGCTGATAGAGATAAGCTGCAAGAAAACCTTGTTAATGCGACTGTTGGAGCAGAACCTATGGTTAAAGGTCATGTTGTCAATCAGGAAGGAGCTTATCTTTATGATATTGATGGTAGTTTTCTTGTTGATTGTGGTACAGAACGTAGGGCTATTAAAGTTCAAAAGATGCTATATAATGGCAAGATAAGTCTCGATGTGGTCATGATGGTGTCTAGTAATACTGGTAGAAAGAAGAGTGGAGTGGCTGATATTCTTGCAAGTGGTGAGAAGTGATGAGGATTGAGGAAGAGTTGGAGATGGTGATATAATAAATCCTTCACGTCGAGCAGTTCTTCATCCATCTCCTTTTCCTCCAAATCTCTCATTAGTTCTTAGACTTCCTGTTATATCTATTATTTCTCCAAAAGCTATAATAGTTCTTGATAAAGTTATTATATCTTCTATTCCTCCTAATCCTCCTTATTATATTACTATAATTCTTATAGTATCTTCTGATAAAGATATTTCTCCAAATACTATAATAGCTCCTGATAAAGCTTTTGCTTTAATTCTTATAATAGTTCTTGATAGAGCTACACTTCAACCATTACTTTAAGTGACTTAAAGTATTACTTTAAGACTAGCTTTATTATTATCTATATTATCTCTTATATAATCGTCTATATAATGTTCTACATTGTCTCCATAATGACAATCTCTATCAATATCTGATAGATAATGGTTATATATTATAGATTATTATATGGTTTGATATTGTTTTATATTGAATGATAGATGGTAAATCTATCTAGATATATAATAATATCTTTAACTCATTCACTAACAAAATAAATCTCGGAGAGTTAATGATGATAACTGTATAAGAGTTATTGTTGTTGATAATCCAAATCTATTACTAACTAAATAAATTATATTGCTATGGCAGAATTGAAAGATGGTAAAGCAGCCGAAATTGCTAAGGAAAATGTTGTTGTTGAAGGTGCTAATAATGCTGAGAATACAGCTAATGACAACAATGGTGTTAACGTGTCTAAAATTAAGACTAATAAGCAGGTAGTTGCAGAACTTCTTGCTAGAGGTTGTAATAAGATTGCCGGACTTCGTGTTCGTAGTAGTATTGTTACACCTAAAGACAACTATGTTATGGTTAGTCTAAGTCTTGAACGTGGTATTCCTGGATATGTGTCTGATACTGACGGAGTATTTGCTAAAGGTGAAACGGCTACAGTATTTGCTTCATCTTATAGTATTGCATCAGTACTTAAAGATAGTGATGAAACAGCTTGGGCTGCTAATCAGCTTATCCAGAATCCTAAAGGTCTTGAGGTAATACTTGCCGGTTCTAAGATTGACATTGTTCAAGAAGAAGTTTCTGCAGATGAAATCTATAAGAATCCGTTTGCTAGTTCTGACAGTGAAGGCGCAGCTCTTGGTCATGATACTATTATCAATCATATTGTAAAGATTGAGATATGTCCAAAGGCTAAGCAGATGCTGAATATGCTGGCAATGAACATGATGGGAATCGGTGGATTCTAAGATGTATATGTTATGATAGTCAATGGTAGAGATACTGTTGACTATCGTAATATTAACATTATATTGGAATACACATAGTGTTTCTGATAAGACTTCTAAGACATAAAATCAATATAATTGCTGCTATCGAAGAATGAGTAATTCAAGCTGTACTAATATTCATATTTAACACAGTTCTATAAAATAAAATTGCTATATTATTTGGTAGTTAAGATAAGTATTGATATGTTTGTCTATTGAAAGGTTGGTAATGCTACTGCTAATCCAACTATTATTGTTAATATTTAATATAGTTATAACTATGGCACAGATTAAGAAGGAAGGCAGCGTTCCTGTAAGTAAATATGCTGCAAAGAAAGCTGCTAGAGCTAAGAAAGAAATTGAAACTGTTATTACAGAAGAGACTAAAATCGAGGAGAAAGAAGATATTAAAGTTGAAGTTGATAAGACTGAGACTGTTGTAGAACAACCTGCTGCTGTTGAAGCTCCTGCTCCACAAGAACAAACAACGGTTAATAAACCTGCTAATAAAGCAGTTTCCGGCAAAACTAGAACTGTTGTAGGTAAAGAGAAACGTGAAATCAATGTTGACGTACCTGACCATGTACTAGAAGTTGCATATATTCCTAAAGATAATGCTGCTATTCGTAGGTATTGTTCATTGAACATTCTTAACCATCTATCTCAAATAGGAGTTATCCGTAAAGATGGTAAGGGTAATTACGTGAAGTTCTTGTGGAATAAGTTCCGTGTAAGTTCTGATGGAATTATTAAGGAGTATTCTTATAAAGAGAAGTTCTTTCTTGTTGCACTTATAAGTTCATTTAATCAATTCGCTAATGCTGCTCAACAGACTATTAGTGATTTTATGGACAAAGAAGGAATTGATACCATAGATTAAGCAGTGGAGTTCCCCCGTAGGAGATGGAGAGATGGTATGACTTATATCATATCCACATCCTCTACGGGGGAACAGCCTAATCATAATAGAGCTTATATGTCAAAAATTACATATATTAGAACTATTGATAAACATGGAGAATCTGATGTAGATAAACATAATACAACAGAAGTTCATGGTGAGTTATTGGGTAGTGATATTGATATTCTAGCTGATAATGAAGTTTTTGATGATAATGATAATGATAATGATGATGAAGATAAATTCGGTTTTTATAATCAAAAATAATAATTAAACTAATAGGAGATAATAAAATGAAAGCTAAAGTTATAGATATTGAAGGAGTTGGTAAAGCAATATTTGGTAAAGCTGATGGTGCATCTATCGAAGAAATACTTAATAGTATTAAAGAGGATATTGCCGAAGCGGCTAATGAATCTAAAGATAAGGAATATCATGACCGTGTAATTAAGCTTATCGAAGGCGGTATTAAAGGAGCTAAAGAAGCTAATCAAAGTGTTGCTGAATTTGTTGAAGAACAAAGAGAAGAATTTCTTAAAGAAGAAATTGATTGTTTCTGTCCATTCTGTATAATGAAAACTATCGAATCTGTTACAGAAGAAGATATTGCTAAATATGGTAAAGCAAATGTAGAACTTATTTGTGATGGATTTGCAGATATAGTAAAAGAACAGATGGATTCTGTTAGACAAAAAATAAATGATAAACTTCGTTGGATTGCAGAAGACAATCATGGTTCTAAATCTTATGAAGATATGACCAAAGAAGAACTTATCGTCGAGCTAAAGAAACAGAAATGATTTTTCTTATCCATAATAACATAGTTTTGTTTCGACATTAACTTAGCGAAGTTAAGTTGTCATATTGTGTTTATTTTTATTTGTCTGTTGTTGGATGGTATTGTCTGCGAAGATAGTACCATTTCGTGTTATAGATTTCTGATATTGATAGTCTTGTCTGTGAAGATAGGACTATTGCTTTAAATTTACATACTGATGATGGACGAAATGAAGTCCGAAACTATAATATATTATAGTCTATGTATGAAACAATTTTTAAACTCGATTTTGGTTTTAATGTGCCCAATAGTGCTTGTAAAAGTATTATTGGGCTTTGTTGTTTAGAACTTATTGTTAAACTTAATATATAAATTTATTATGGATAATATTGAAGAAGTAATGATGTCTTCTATTGAAGAACAATTTATCGCTGATAATGCTAAATATAAAATAGGTGATTATGTTCATTCTTTTATAGAAGATAAGGTTATTGTTGGCAGAGTTGAAGATATAGTTGTTGGACATTGTAGTCAAGAAGAAGATAAGATACTTTATCGTATAGACGATGGATTCGGTGGTAAGATTCTGATTGATGAAATGCTACTCGCTCTGGCATACAATGTAAGCGAGAATGTGCATTATTTGTCCTCTATTGAATTTTAATATTCAATATGATAAACTGTATCATTTTTGATAATCGTTCAACTGTGAGCCTTAAAATAAGTCGAATTATATAATATTATATTTTATGAATAATAGACCAACAATGAAATATCCAGATAATACTAATAGTGTTCATGTATATGATGTTGTTAGAATTAAGCGAGGTTATTTTAAAGATAAACTTGCTATTTGTACTTGGGTAGATTTTGCTAAACGAGAACTAAAACTTAAAGTTATTGATAATGGTATTGATATTACTCTTCATAAGAATAGTGTTGATTTCTGTTATCATAATACTAAGACTGCTGCTAAACAATGGTTCGATGTTATAGAACATAACTGTGCTAAGAATGCAAAGAATTGGTCGGATATTAAATATATCAAAGAACATTGGAATGATTTGTTAGCTAAGAATAGTTATACTGCTAGAGCTATTGCTAAAATTGCTCAAATTCATAGAAGAGATGATGATGCTTATTTAGAATGGCTTGAATACTACTGTAGATGCCTTGATATTATATTTGGTTATCCTGATATTGAGTTTTGTGATATTCTTATTAAAGATTTAGCAAGACATGAATGTAAGGATTTTAGAGATGATATTATTAGAAAAATACATAGTGCCGCATGGAAAATTTAATTTGGATTATGCTTCTTGTTATTGCGTTGTTAATTGTTGATGTTATTATGCTAAGACAACGTGTAAGTAAATTACAAAAACAACTTAATGAAGCTCTAAAGAGTCAAGCTAATCTTAAACAACAAGTTCTTAATCTTGCTAATAATGTTCTTAAAAGTGCTGAACATATAAAGATTTTAAGTGATAATGTTAAGAGAATTGTTGATGTAGTTCATGAACATATTATTGGTAATAATGGTAAGTGAGCTGGTATAGGTTGTATTCATTCTCATCCTCTACGGGGGGCGGGAGGAACGAAGTTCCGACCTTTGGTTTAATAGTTTAAATAGATATTGTTATGACAGATATTATATTTTTTACTATATGTCTATTATTAATTGTAGCTATTCATATTATAGAGGAATTACATCTTGTTAAATTTATAACTCTTAATAGAGCTATTATTGCTGATTGTGTTATAGTTATTATATACTTACTGATATTTACTTTTATGATGTGAATTTATTAACTTTTTAAATGTTATGTAAAATATGGGAAAATATGATGAAGTAACAGTAGTTAGAGAATTGTGTAAGAATCCGGCTGTAACTATCAACGGTAAAGTAATTAGTATTATTAAAGATACTAATCTTATTGGTAACAGTTTTTGGGGTAGAATTGATTTTCTTACTAAATACTGTGGTTACACACTTACTCAAGTGGATTTGGATGAACAACGAGCTGCTAAAATTGCTGAACAAGAAGCAAGAAAAGCTGCTAAAGCTGCTGCTAGAGCCGAAAAACGTAAGAGCAAAGTAGATATTATTAGTTCTGTTAAGTCTAGTCTTTCTAGGAGTAAATTTAATAGAAAATAATATGTTATGCCTACGTTTAAAGTGTCTTTTGGCTCAAGTGCTAAATCTAAAAGACAAAGAGTAAGTAGCAAATATGTTGTTATAGAGACTAAATGTGATGGTATATTATGTATAGATAAAGAGGGAGTTTATAGAGTTAAATACAAGGATAAAATGTATCCTCTTACTACTGAATCTTACGAGACGCGAAATAAACGAGTTATATATGCTCGATGGCTTGATACTTATGGTCATAGAATTAAGATTATTCGTGACAGAGATAGTAGAAAAGCTACTGATATTAAACATTATTGCGCTATTGCTCCCGGTCTGTTAGCTCGTGGTAAACTTGTTAAAACAGCATTTAGTCCTATTATGTTTCATGTCGTAACGTGTTATAACGTTGCTGATGTTGAGGGTATGTTTCTTGCTTTTAATGAGTGGAGAGATTATGAGGAAAGAATTAAAAATGGTGAACTTGATATTGAAAATGAATTGTAATGAATGTATATGGTGAAAATAACAAGAGTAATGTTACTTTTACCAATGACCAAGCTGATGCAGTTGATGACTTGATTAGTTTCATAGCTGCTCAGTGGTCTGATACTGATTATGTTCATGCACTTTGTGGAGCTGGTGGTACTGGTAAAACTTTTGTTACTAAATATGTGATTCAGAATTGCAAATTTAGTTCAAGTGTTATTGCTTGTGCTGCACCAACTCACAAGGCGTGTAGAGTATTCAGTAATGCTATTGGTGGTAAGTCTGTCGATACTATTCAATCTATGTTTGGTTTTAGACTTGATGTAGATATAGAAAATTTCGACCCTGAAAAACCAGCTTTTAATCCTATTGGTAATATTAAGATTCTTGATAAAGAAATAAGAGTTCTTATCATAGATGAATCTTCTATGCTTAATGGAAAGTTGGTTAACTATATTAATAAACTTTGTAAGAAACATCATATTAAGATTATTTATATTGGAGATGCAAGTCAGCTACCTCCGGTTAATGAAAAGGTTAGTCGTGCGTTTACTATCGCAACTCGTGTTAACTATCTTAATGAGACTGTTCGACAAGGTGATAATAATCCTATTAGTAATCTTCTTGATATTCTTCGTAATGATATTAGTCGTGGTCGATATGATATGCTTAATTATATAGCTAATCCTAAGAATAAAAGTCAATATAATGAGCGTGGTTGTGGATATACTGTTTGTAGTCCTCAAGAGTTTGATTATCATATTGAACAAGCATTTACTAATGAAGAATATACTAAGAATGTTGATATGTATAAGATTATTGCTTATACTAATGCTCGTGTTACACAGTGGAATAATTATGTTAGAAAGTCTATTATAAAAGGTGCTGATAAGAACATTATTACAAAGAATGACCTTATAATGTCTTATGCTACTATTGTTGATGATTTTAGTGATATTATTATAAATAATAGTGAAGAGTATATTATACATGATATAACTGATTTTCAAGACCCGACTCATGATTTCAAATGTTTCATGGTTAAATTTCAAGCTATTCATGGTGGTAAGATAACTCAACCTCTTTGTATTATTGACCACGAAGATAAATTCACTATTAATCTTTATTTTAATAAGCTGAATAATCTTATTAATGATGCTAAGATTGCTACTGGTTCTACTCGTGCTTCTAAATGGAAAGAATATTATAGATTTAAACGGAAATATCTACTTGCTAATAATATACTTAATACTTATGGTAAAGTATTGTTTTCTCGTGATATTGATTATGGATTTGCTATAACTTCTCATAAAAGTCAAGGCTCAACTTATAATACAGTATTTGTTGATGTTAATGATATGGTTTATGATAAGTATGGACATCCATATACAAATCAAGATGAACTTCTACGTAGATTGTATGTTGCTTGTAGTAGACCATCAACAGAATTATTCTTGTGCTATGGAAGATAAAGATAATAAAGCTCGTAAATTCGCTATTAAATATAAAGGTAAATCTTGCGAATTTATAAGACCAAATAATAATAGAGAAAAAGGACGTGTTGTAGGATATAATAAAAGAAATGGTCTTGTTATTGTTAGAGTTCATGAAGATTTTGGATGGCGCGGAATGGAAGAACCGGAAGATGTTCTTGTTTATACAAGATTTAAACAAGATAATTATTCGTTTTATTATGTACATTCTGATAATATTATTATAAATGAACAAAACGTGCGAAAATTGTCCAGCAAGACTTCTAAACGAAAATGAAGTTATATCTAATAATATAGGTAATGTTTATTCTAAAGTTTTATACGTGTTTCCACGTTATGATGAAGAAGCAATCAAGGACTTAAAAGAAATATATAGTCTTGCTACTGGAAGAAACTTTGAAGAAGAATGTTATCTTACCTATGCTGTTAGATGTAATACTAGTTCTAAATATAATTGTTGGGATGATGCGGTTGTAAAGTGTAGTCATTTATTCTTTAAAGATTGGATTAAAACATCTTATGAACATACAATAGTGTTTGGAGATGCTTATAAACTTTTCTTTAGAGATAAACCTGATTTTACACATCATAGAATTAACATCTGTGGTATTAATCGTTCTATACATTTATATAGCTCTCTTGGAATAAAGCATTATAATGCTGATAAATATAAAGTATTAAAAGACTTACTTGTCAAAGAACTTAGTGCTTATAATATATGAAATATATAAGAAGTGATTGATTGTAGAGCTGCGGACGTTGAAGTACTTCCAAATTTTTATTCTATTACTTTTATTAGTCTTAATGATTATCTGAAAGTATTTGCAGATTGTGTTAATGATAAAGGTAAACCTATACCATTAGTTCAAAAACTGACTGTTGCTGAAATTAAACGTAGACTTGATACTGTTAAGTGTGATGCGTTTTATATTACAGATAAAGACGATAGTCAATTATTGAGTTTAGTTGGTTATCTTAATGCGATGCGTAATAAAGGAATTAATGTTTATACTTATAATGGACTTAGCTATGATAATCTTATGATAGCTGGGTTTCTTATGAATGTTAATTACTATGATAATACTAAGGACTTAATAAAGTATCTATATAATCTTAGTAAAAAGATTATTTCTCTACAAGAAGATAAGGAACAACTATATAATGATTTTCAGATTAATACTGTTAAACGTTTTAAACTTCCTTATATTGGTATTGATGTTATGCGAATATTCGCTCTTAATAAAGCTGGTGTTAGAATTGATAAAGATACAGGAGAACGAAAAGCTACTCCTAAAGGTCTTAAACAAACTTCTATAAATCTTCAATGGTTTGAATTACTAGAATATGAACTTCCTCCTATTTGTGACAAAGATGTAGAACTTTATTATGATAATCTATTATATAAAGGACTACCTCCTGACAAAGTTAATAAACTTGTTGACAAGTGGGATAGATATATATTAGATGAATATATTCCACCTATGATGCATTATAATAAAAATGATGTATTTATTGTATGCGAAATTGTTCGTCTTAATCCGGAAGAAATTAGGTCTAGATATTCTGTTAGTAGCGTATATAAAGTTGACCTTCTTAATAGTAGCCGTAGTAATATGGCTGATAAACTGTTTGAGAAATTCTATTCAGAACGAAGTGGTTTACCACCTGAAAAATGGAAAGGTAAAAAGACTGAAAGAACTGCTATGAAACTTAGTCGTGTTATATTTGATAATATCGAATTTAAAACGCCTCAACTTAAAAGTTTTCTTGATAGAATTAAAAAGAAGGTTCTTTATAGAGTTAATAAAGAAGAATTTAATGAGATTCTAACTATTGGAGATACTATTTATAGTATGGGAACTGGTGGGCTTCATAGTCAAGATATTCCTATGGAAATATGGAGTAGTAGTGATTATGGATGTAATGGTATTATACCTTGTCCATCCCCTACGGGGAAACTTCAAAAAGCAGAACGGTTTACTTTAGTACATTGGGACATCAATTCTATGTACCCGTCAATCATGAGTTCTTATTGGATATATCCAGAACATATGATTAAATCAGTATTTGTTGGATTGATAACATGGATGAAAGATACACGAGTTACTGTTAAGCATAGTTTAGAAGAAATTATAGATGGAGTTCCTAGAGAAGTTCTAGCATTGGTATTAAAGATTGTGATAAATTCTATATACGGAAAATTGGGTTTTGAAAAAGGAGATTTGTATGACAGATTAGCTGTATTGAAAGTAACAATAAACGGTCAGTTGTTAATCTTAATGTTGATAGAAGAATTAGTACAGAACCATATCAAAGTTGTTAGTGCTAATACTGACGGTCTTATGGTTAAGATTAAAGATAGTCAATGGGATACATTTAACGAAATTGCTAATAGATGGGAACAAAGGTCTAAGTTGAAGGCAGATGCGGATATTGTTCATTGTCTTATTGCTCGTGATGTAAATAATTATATTGCCCAATTTCGTACCAAAAAAGGATTGAAACTTGAATACAAAGGAGCATTAAATCCTCTTATGTATGCTGTTGACTTACAAAAAGGTTATGATATGCCAATTGTTGCACAAGCAGTTAGTAATTATTTTCTTGAACATAAACCTGTAATGGAAACATTACGTGATGCTACTAATATTCTTGACTTTTGTAAAACTCAAAACGTTGGACGACAATTTCATGTAGAACAAACGTTTGTTAATAATCAGCAAGTTCAAAGAGTTGTATGTCAAAGATATGTTAGGTTTTATGTATCTAATACAGGTTGTATAGTTGAGAAAGTTCACAATGATACTGCATCTCGTTCTCGTATGGCTGCTGGTTCAGTTGTTACTGTTATTAATACTCTTGATGATATGGATATTTCGTTGCGGAACATAAATTATAAGTATTATTACGAAGAAGCGATGAAGATTATTAATCCTATTAAATTAGGAATTAGTCCTAAAGGTAAAGGACGTACTCGTATTAAGAAAGCCTATGGACAATTTAATAGTCTTTTTGATGATTCTGCATTTGAAGAGGAATTAGAAGAAGTTTATGCTAACGAAAATGAAATTGAATATGAAGACGATTGAAGAATGGAAAGTTATTGAAGATTTTCCAGAATATGAAGTTAGTAGTTTTGGCAGAATTAAAAGAAGTAATAAATTTCTTATTCCAACTAAAAAATCTGATGGTTATTTTAAAATAAATCTTAGATTAAATAAAGTTCCTAAAACTGTATATGTTCATAGGATTGTTGCTAAAGCATTTGTTGAAAATCCTAATAATTATAATTGTGTTAATCATAAGGATGAAAATAAAGCTAACAATAATGCTGATAATCTTGAATGGTGTGATACATATTATAATAACATTTATGGTACAAAAACTTTAAGACAAGCTAATGCTATATCTAAAAAAGTTTTAGTTATTGATAAAGATAATAATGTTAAGAAATATAATTCTTTAGACGATGTAGCAATAACTCTTAATTGTTGTAAATCTAATGTTAGTAGAGTTATTGATAGACCTACTAAACGATGTAAAGGTTATAAAATTATATCTGATATTATATATAAATAATTATGATATGAAAACTCCTATTAATAATATGTACGAAACCTTAGTTGATAAGTGGGGTATAGAAAATCGTGGGAATGGTACAGTTCATTGTGTTAGACCTATGGAATATACTAAGTTAATCTTAGTAGTTCTTAAACGAATGCAAGCTAAGAATCCTGACCTAAAAGTATTTATAGCTGTTGATAGTTATTATACTAGAAAGAATATTGTTGATGCTCTTAAAGAAAATGATATAAATCAAGACCATATTACTATATTAAGTGAAACTTATATTAATGCTAAGTATAGATATGTATATAATCTTGCTATTTTTGTTGGTCTTGAACGTTATAGTTTGTATGTTAATTGTGTAGGAACTACTTCTGATTTTCATTTGTTTATTATAACTAAAGATGTTATTAAGACTGATGATTTAGCAGAAATATATAAACATTATCCTGCTGTAAATACAGAACTTAGCGCTAATGATTTAAATGCTGTTAATTTAAGTTCCCCCGTAGAGGAGAGAAGAGTAGGTTGTATATTGTCTACTGCTGATAAAGAACTGTATGATAAATATACTGATTTTATAACTCAGTGTATGAATATATTTGGAGATTTTGATAATATCACTAAAGCTAGAATTGGAGATACCAAAGCTGGTATTAGTGGTACAGAATTTCGTAACCAATTAGCTTTAAATAATGGTTGGTCTCCCGAATTAGATATGACCATAGGATTTAACAGACAAGTTGATGAATGTTATAATCCTAATATTCTATTAGATAAAGCTACTACTTGTTATGAAATTATGCGTAATAGAAATAATCTCCTTACTGATAGTGATGCAAAACTGCCTATGATATTAAGTCTTGTTCTTGGAAATCCTGATAAACAAATAATGATTATATCTAAAAGAGGAGACTATGCTGCTAAAGTGACTAAATATTTAGAAGAATATGGAGTTGCTGTTGGAGATTATCATGATTGTATTGAACCAAAACTTCTATTAGACGAAAACGGTATTCCGATTACTTATAAGAGCGGTAGCTCCAAAGGCAAGCCTAGATACATCAAATCTAAGGCTATTTCTAGCTTTAATGAGCGATTATTTCAAGAGGGACGATTAAGAGTATTATCCATCAAAAATAGTTCGTCAGACGAGCTTAGAATTAATGTTGATATGTGGATAATTACAAGTCCTCTATGCGATGAAGTTACGGCTCTTAAATACCGTTTTAATAAGGTTATGTTTAACTCTACACCACATATTATATATAAGGTATTCATGCAGGGAACTGTTGAGGAAACGAAGTTAATGCAGCTTAAACCGAATCATTATACTGATGTAACAACCACATTAAGTCAAGATACAAATTTTGATGAAAATAATTGTGGAATTGTTTGCGGACAATAAAAAGAGATTTATATTTGTGGTGTGAAAACAAACGGTCTTTGAATTAATGGACGAGAAAGTAGAAGAACAAAAGAAAGAAGTTGTTGCAAAAGAACATTCCGTTGCAGTAACAAGTAAAGATGTGAGTAAACAACCTGTTGGAAATGTAGTTCACGCATTGAATAGTATAAACCTTTTAGACCCAACTCAACTAGAGAACGCTAAAGTGTTTATGTTACAGATAATGCGGAGTAAGAAAGGTGGTATTGCTAGTGTAGAAGATGGCTTAGCTGTTCTAATGAGAGCACAAGACCTTAATCTTCCATTTAGTACTTGCCTTGAACATATCCACGTTATAAACGGTAAAACAGGAATTGATATTCATGTTATTAAATCGTTATTATCAAAGGCAGGACTAACATGGGAATGTACAAAAGATTATAGTCCTCTGTATGAATATACAGATGGTTTTAACGTTTATGTTGAAGATAAACTTCCTGACTATTGTATTAAATGCAATAATCGTAAAGAAGCAGAGAAGAAACAAGCAGAGAATAAAGATGATGATGTAGTTTATGTATATCCTACTCTTTATTTTAAAGATTTTAATGGCAATATATATAAGAGTTATCAATGGAATAATAAATTATCTATTGCTATTAATCCTGCTCATGCTCAAGAACTTGCTAAACAAGGTCTTGTTCCTGTTTATCGAATACCTAATCAACCAGTTGATTATGTAACAGAATACGATATTTGTCGTGTAGTTCGTGGTAAGGAAGTTCATTCTATTGGTAAATTTAGTTTTAGTGAAGCTCAAGCTGCTGAAATGTTTGAGAAAGATACATATAAAAAGTATCCTCGAATACTTATTAGTCATAGAGCATTTACTTATGCTGCTCGTGATATAGCTAGCGATATACTGTTTGGTGTATATGAAACTACCGAACTTAAAATAGTTGCTGGTGCAGAGCTCAACGATGCAGATATTATTGATATTGAAGCTCAAGAAGTAAAGTGAAATTAACGAGCTATTAAAGCTCATATTTATAAACAATTTTAATCCATAAAATTATGAAAACTTTTGGAAAAATGTCATTCGGTTTTAGTGCAGTTAATGCAGGTCAGAGAAATGTAAGTTATGAACCAGAACTTGTAGCAAACGCTGCATTGGGCGGTTTTCGTATTACACCTCCTGTTTCTAAAGCACTTGGTTTGCAAGCCGGTGACAACATTATGTTTGTAACTACTGCCGACAATGTTGCAGAAGCTATTCGTAACAAAGTTCCTGAACTTGTTGAGTTCTGTACTGCAAACGGTCTTGATATTGATTCTCCGGAAGCTGCTATCGCTATCCACAGAGAATTTGATATGTGGGGTATTGCAAAAGGTATTCAAGAATTTGATGCCAAAGGTAATCCGAAAACTATTCGTGAACGTATGACGAAAGATGACAAGATGAAGTATGTAGAAGCACACTTTGAGGATTGCTTGGAATCTGCCCGTAACTCACAGAATGAAGAATTGGTTGCCGCTTTGAACCGTGAAGGAGCTACAGAAGAGGAACTGAAAGCTGTTCTTATGGAAGCTATTCAAGGTGATGAAATTCCGAAACGTAAAGGAAGTAAATCTGCAAATCCTGCCGGAACTATTGGTACAGGAGTTTCATTGACATTTACTGACTCTAACGTTTGGATGCAGTTGAAGGCTCACATGGGAGACCGTGCTAAGACTATGAACTTGGTATTCTCTGTAAATCCAGAAGAACTTGCTGATGCAGAAATCTTCAATGGTTATGAAAATGTAGCTGTTAAAGTTGCTGTACTTGGCGAATCTCGTGAAGAGAAACCTGCTCGTGTTGGTGAAAAGAAGGCTGAACAAGCTGCTGAATAACTCGTCCGTTATTAGACATCCTTTTTTCATTTAATAATGTAGAGCCGTACATGGAGTTAATCTAAGTACGGCTCTACTTTTATCTATATATTTTATTAATCTTTTAAATTTAGTTGAAATGAGTACTCAAACTAAAGAAGAACAAGAGAAAGTTAATGCAGGAAAACCTGTAAGTGCCAAACAAGAAGAAGCTCAACCTAAGAAAAAGCGTAGAGGTATTAGTAATGATACTCGTGCTGCTTCTCGTCTAAAGTTTGATGAACGTAGAGATGCTAAACCTAATGGTTTGTTTATTGGACATCTTGATAATGTAGAAATCAAATGGGTAACTCTTGGAGAAGAAGTTCAAGGTTTGCAATCATTTGCTGGTTTGGCTATTCCTATCCTTACTGTTACATTTGCAAGTAATGATGAAAATGAATCTGTTCGTCGTTATGTTACTCATCGTATGATGCCGGCTGAAAGTAATGCTCTTACTATTGTTGGTGGTGCAGAAGCTTGGAAAGTTGATTCTGTTCTTGGTTGGATGAAACATCTTATGGACGTATATATCCTTAAAGGTCGTCCTATGACTGAGGAAGAAGAAGACGCTTTGTGTTTGCCTTTTGAGGATAGCGATGATGAAGGAAATTATATTCCTGTTGAACCGCAAGTTGTTATAGACGGTTGGAAGTCTATGTTCGAGAACTTCATTAAGATGATGAACAATGATGGCAAACCTGTTTATAAGAGTGCAACAGGAGGTATTCTTCCGATTTGGATTAAGCTTCTTCGCTTTACTAAAGTTAAGAATGCTTGGCAGCCTGTTGTTCGTGGTAAATCTACAATGGGTGATTTAGGATTTACTAACTTTGTTGGAGAAGGTTGTATTGAACTTTATAAGCAGAATGTTGCTCCAATGTTGAAAGTAGACCCAGCTAAAGAATCTATTGTATATCGTGAAACAAAAGCTGCTGCTCCTGCTATGCCTGCTGCTGCACCTATGATGGGTGGAGCTATGCCTGGAGTTCAAATGGGTGGAGCAATGCCGGGAACTGCACCGACTGACTTTGCAGCTTCACCTTTTGCTGCTGGTGGAAATCCTGCTGACGACCTACCGTTCTAAGAAAAGTTAGTTAAATAGTTGGATATAAAGGAGTAAGATACTATATTTGGTGTCTTACTCCTTTTTTATTATCCACGTTTAAGATGTTAAAACCAATATGAGAAGAACTGTAACTAACGGTAATCTTACTAAAGAATTTATACTTTCTAAAATAAGTCAAGTAAGCATTTTTAGTGCTTATACAGGTGTAGATGCAGAAATAATAGAACACTGTATTGATACCGGAGAATTTATATCAAGTCCTTTTCGTGTTGATGAACATCCTAGTTTCGGTTTTAGATATGACAATCGTGGTAAATTAAAAGCTAAAGATTTTGCTGGTTATTTTCATGGAGATTGTTTTGATGCTGCCGCATTAGTTATCAGTGAGATTATTCATAAGAATGTTGATATATCTAATAAAGGTTGGTTTATATTTGTTCTTAAACATATTGCATATACTTTTAGAAATATAATATATGGTAAGGATAAAGATGAAAATATCGAAGGAATAATAGCCGAAGGAGTTAATGCTGCTAGAAATAGAAAACCTATTATAGAATTTGTTCCTAGACAATGGAATAATTATGATAAGAATTATTGGGGAAAATTTCATGTCCCTATTAGTTATCTTAATACTAACTTTGTTTATCCTGTTGATTACTTTTATATTAATAGAAAAGTTAATCCTGAACCTAAATATTATTATGAGAATGATAGAAAGGATGTATGTTATGCTTATATGCTAGGACAAGATAAACGAGGAGTATATAATATTAAACTGTACTTTCCTAATAGAAAACATGGAACTGTTAGATTTATTACTAATAGTAATTGTTTAGAAGGACTACTCAATCTCGAACTTAGTGAATATGATTCTATTATTATAACTAAAAGTACTAAAGATAGAATAAGTCTTAGAGCGTATTTAGATGCAATAGACTTATCCATCTCCTACGGGGGAACAGCCCTGCGAACCATAGGTCTTGTTAATATACCTCATGAATCATATAAACTTAAACAGAACGAATACGATTGGCTACGAGCAAAATGTCCTAATGGACTTATATTGTCTTTAATGGATAATGATAATACTGGTTATCGTGAAGCTATTTGGTTAAGAAATAATTATAATATAATACCATTATGTATTCCTAGAGAATATGAAGTTAAAGACTTTGCTGAATTACGTAGTAAATATTCAATCGAAACTATAAAAGAACTTATTAATCTATCATATAATTATATAGCAGATAATTATGCAGAAAACGAATTTTCTTGGGATACGGGAGAAAGCTATTCTCAACCGTTCTAAAGGTATTACAGGTTATGAGTATGTAGTTATGCGACCTATTACTAAAGAAATAGAGCATGAACTTGATACAGACGAAAAGACTGTTTTACCTAATGGAGCTTCTATAAGTAGAAAATCTATTTATATTTATGGAGCTGTTGATGTTACAAATCCTGATGATATAGGAATTATTAAAAAGTTTAATTTATTAGATGATTCTGATAAAGGAAATATAATTCCTTCTGGATTTGATTATTTAGAAGGTGTTGCACATCATGATGGTGTTATTAAATATAAACCTACTTGGGATGTTGTTGAATGGTTTAAATACAATCATTGCTTGATTGGTAAACCGGAACGTATTGTAATCTTTCAATGTAGTAAATCGTCGTTATAATGGTAACCCTTGATGCGCAAGATATACGATTTGTTGAATCACATATTAAACAATATGGTGGAATAGATAAAGCTATACAAGTTGTGCTAAAAGAACTTGATGCTACTTTAGTTCTTCCTGATGGTAGTCGTCCTCGTCAAACTAATAGCTATGTTTGGCAAAGAAGTGATGCAGAATTTGCTTATCTTCTAAACAAAGCTATGGATAATGGAATGACTAATGAAGAATATATTAAAGTTATGGAACAATATGGAGAGGTTTTAAAGAAAAATGAATTATATGAACTTGAGAATCCTCCTATTGTTTATAGTAAGAAGGTTCGTAGTAGTACTCGTAAAGTACGAGTTGATAATGTTCTATCTATGTTTGATGGTGATGCTCTTAAAGTAGGGAAAAAAGCCGTTAAAGCTAAACCTAAAAAAGAAACTGTTGCCGAACGTAAGGCTAGAATACTTAGTAATAAAGCTGTTACATTTGCATTTGGAAATTTTAAAGCTAAAAACTAAATGGAACAATGGTTATATAGAAAGAATAATAATGAAGTTCCTACACGGTGGAGAGCTGGAATTACCGATAATGGTTTAATTATTGAAGTTGAATATGGAATTGTCGGTAAAGCTAGTAGATTTGAAGCTTATAAAGTTACTCAAAAGAATGCCACTGCTGAACTTGAAAGTAGATATAGAGATAAACGTAAGACAGGATATATGTCTATTGAAGACATTAAAGACGATGGTGATATTTCTCGTTCCCCCGTAGAGGATGGAGACATAAATAATCTCTATCAATATCTTGCCGCTTATCTACCAAAATATCGTACTAATGAAAATAATGGTGGACTATTACCAATGCTTGCCAAATCTTATACAGGTAAAGTATGGGATAAAGTTCCTGTTATGATTGGACAATATAAGATTAATGGTCTTAGATGTTTTATTAGTGCTGAATATAACAATGGAGATATGTTTAAGCCTATAAAACTTAGATTTCAATCTCGTGAAGGTATTTATTGGAGCACTCTTAGTAATCTTGAAGAATATCTTCTTACCGTCCTTCCTGAAGATTTAATTACAGCTATGATTGAAGAACAATGGTCGCTTGATGGTGAGATTTATCTTCCGGGATATACTGTAAATCAAATTAATCATTTTGTTAAAGACGCTAATTGTGTTGAAAATAAAGCTCTTCAATTTTGGTGTTACGATTTAGCTGTGCCAGAGATGAGTCAAAGTAATAGACTTGTTCTTATTGATAAATATCTTGATAATAGAATAACTAATTTTCATGATTATAAAGAACATCTTAATAATGACAAACGTCTTATACGTCTACCTTCTATTTTTATAACAAACGATAATGAAGCTTTAAAATATAGAGATGAGTTTATTGGTCTTGGGTTTGAAGGACTTATTCTTCGTAATCCTTCTGCTGATTATCAATATGGTCGTAGACGTGTCGGTTATATGGAGAAGTTTAAATCTGCTACTGATGGTAAATTTCTTATAGTAGATATTTATAAAGAACCTAAGAGAGAATTACCTATTATTCTTTGTCAAAATGATGTAAATACTGCTAAATTTGAAACAAGACTTAGTGCTACTCATGAATATCAACAAATGATATTAAGAGATAAACATCTTTATATTGGAAAATATCTATTCGTTGAATTTGGAGAACGTAGTGGTGTTGAGAAAGTACCAATGCACGTGAAGAAAGTAGAAATTAAGATATAGAAAATAAATGATAGAAATTTGGAAAGATATACCTAATTTTGAAGGTATTTATCAAATAAGTAATACTGGTAAAGTTAAAAGTATTGAGCGTATTGTTGTTTGTTCTGATGGTCAACTTAAACCTGTAAAAGAAAGATTAATTTCTTTTGGAGATAATGGACATGGTTATAAGTTTTGTTATTTATGGAAAAATAATAAATCTTATAGACATTATATTCATAGACTAGTTGCTGATGCTTTTGTTAATAATCCAAATCCAAAAAATTATACTGAAATAAATCATATTAATTCTATAACTTATGATAATAATTACATTAATCTTGAATGGTGTAATCGTTCTTTAAATATGAAAGCTGCTTATAAAGCTGGTCATAGAGATAACCATAAGAAGATTAAATATTCTAATAAACCTATATTTAAATATGGAAAGTAATATTAGTTTATTTTATAATGTTATCAATACTAATATAGATAAACATAAAGCGTGGTATAATGTAAAAGATAATATTATTTATCTTAAAGCTGATTCACAAGGTTTTAAATATTATCTTGAAGCAGATACTTATGACTTTGTTAATGGTAGACAATTATTTATTATTCTTAGTCGTGAGAAAATTCATTCTGCTTGTCGCCCATGTCATGTTGATAATTTTGGTAGACTTAAAATTAGACCTATTGTTCATAGAGAATATTTGCAAACAGTTTATAGTAGAGATTCTAATATTCAATTTGTGTTAGATAGTATAAATGATGAATTTGTTGCTTATAGGATTTAATATATAGATACTGGTTAGTGATTGAGTTGCGGAAGTAGTTGTAGATTTTGATGTCTATGGCTGCTTCCGCTTTCTTGTTTTATGCTGGCAAAATGTACTACGATGTGCCCGTAGATAGCATTCTTTTGCCCGTCATGGCATTCAACCCTATCAGCTAATGTCTTGTTAAGATTCTAATTTGCGTTCAATGGTGAGCCTTAAAATGAGTCAAAAAATATATTATTATATAATTTGGTATATTGTTATTATTGTTACATTTGCGAATGCAATTAAACCTATTAGATATGATTAAAGATATTAAACCTATTATTGGTATAGCAGGTAAAGCTAAGTCTGGTAAAGATACTGTTGCTGGTATGATTGCATATATTATACGAGAAGGACTATTTAGAGCCGATTATAGGAATTGGAGTATACGTTTTGATAAACCAGGAGTTACTAGAGAAATTGGTGCTATTATTCATTTTGCTGATTTTGTAAAAGATATTTGTTCTAGAGTATTTCTTATTAATAGAGAATATTTTGACAAAATTCTTTATAAAGAACAATTATGCTATCTTATGGATAATGGTAAGTTCGTTAAACTTAACGAAGTACCGAGCGATTATATAATTGCTAATCATGCTATATTAAGTACCACTTCTATTGCTTCTCTACTTAAAGGTTATAACAATAAAGTTGCTATTAGCCTTAGAACTATGTTACAATATGTTGGAACAGAACTTGGTAGAAATCAATTAGGAGATAATTGTTGGATTAATGCTACTATGTCTAATGCTGGTATAATACGTAATAGATTTGGATTTTGTGCTATAGCTGATGTAAGATTTGCTAATGAATGTGATGCTATAAGAAATCAAAAAGGAGGATTTGTTATTAAAATTAAAAGATATGATGAGGACGAAACTAAGCTTAATGAGTTTGCTCATGTTAGTGAATCTCTTGAAGGTATTAATCCAGATTTTATTATTGATAATGATGGCAATAAATTTAAGTTATTTCACCAAGTGTTGTCAGTATTAGATAAGATAAATCAATCTTCATATCCCCTACGGGGGAACAGCCCAAAGTAATATATGGAATATGTTGTTATACGTCCGCCTATTAAAAGTGTTACACATCCTGAAACTATGCTACTAACGGACAATTTATTTTTGAGCATCCAAATATTGCTACTATTCTATGCGAATACATAGTTCCTAGAGAATATTTTGCTGAAACTGAAATAGGACATAATCTTATGAGATATACTTTCAATATCATTACACAAATTAGTACATCTCGTGAATTGAATCGTGTTAGTCCTAATAATATTGCTGAACAGTCTACTCGTTATTGCAATTATTCTCGTGGTAGATTTGAAGGAGAATGTGCTATTTGTCAACCACATTGGTTTGATTGTATGCAAGAAGAAATTGCTTATTATAAATATGATTATGAAGGATATTGTCATTATATCAAAAACGATGATGGAGAATGGCATCCTTACGATAATAGTCAAATTATACTTTATAAATATAAACAACCTATGCTTCAACGTTATCTTCTTGATAATGATGAATCTTGTAGAGCTTATCTTGCTCAAATTGCAGATAGAATGGAACCTCAAGATGCAAGAGGAGAATTACCTCTTGATTTAGCTACTGAAGTTGTTTATACCTATTCAGCTAAAGAGTGGCGGCATATTATTGATTTAAGGTATTTTGGTAAGACTGGAGCTCCACATCCAAATGCCAAAATTATTGCTGGTATGATTAAAGATAAACTTGAAGAACATGGATACGATTTTAGATGAGTATAGTATAGAAGGTAGAAATCTATTAGACATTGATATTACAGAAGGAGAAGAAATTGGTTATCAATTTATCTTTAATACTAAAACTGATGATGGTAAAAAATCTGTTAGACTTAAATTAGAAGTTACTGAAGTTGATTATTGTAATTGTAAACATTCTAATTGTTGTCTAAGAGAATATAGATGTGACGGTATAAATTGTAATGTTAAATTAGTAGAGATGTTAAAATGAAAGTAAGTCAAAATACTCGTTGCGCTTTTGGACTTCATAAATGTGAAGTTCTTAAACAAGAAGATATTAAAGATGTTTATGGTCATGTTATTGGGATAGCGATTATAAGTCGCTGTTCCAATTGTGGTAAGATTAAAACGTCTTATGTATATACAGTTAATGGTAGACCTTAATAATATAAAGATATGGAAGATAATAAAAGACAAAGTTTATTTGCTATTAGTTCTGAACTTGAAAATATTTTCTTTGAGATTGAAGAAGCTGGTGGCGAAGTAACAGAAGAGATTCTTGCTAAACTCGCTATTACAGAAGAAAACCTAAAGCAAAAGCTTGACGGCTATCGTAAAGCTTATACTGCTATTAGTTTAGAAGCTGATGCTTGTAAGAAAGAAGAAGCTCGTATTGCCGCTATTCGTAAGACCAAAGAAAATAATGCTAGACGTCTTAAAGATAGTATGTATGAAGCTGTTGTTACTTATGGAGAAACAGGTAAATCTGGTAATAAAGTTATCAATCTTGTAGATAGTAAACTTTATACTAAGAAAACAGAAGTTGTTGCTATTAATGAAGATATTCTTCTTACGTTTAAAGATTTGGTATTTGACCAATTTAGAGAATTGTATAATAATGATATGCTTGATATTAGTGATACTAATGTTGATTCTCTTGACCCACAAGGATTTATTGATGTTATTAATGCTAAGTTTAAAGCAGAATATCCTGAACGTGCTGAACGTATGATGGAAGAATACGGTAGACTATTCGTTGTTGAAGACCTTATGCTTACTAATATTAAGTTTGAAACTTCAATTACTTTATATGATTTACTAGGTAGGTCTAACTTTAGACTACTTGAAGGATTCTTTGATACAGAACATATTTCTAATGTTGTTCCTGATATTAATAAAACTGTAATTAAGAATATGCTTAAAGACGGTATTCAAAGTTCTTTTGCTAATCTTGGTTATAATGAAAGTTTAATTATTAAATAAGATATTGTTATGTTTGATGTTGAAGATAAACTAGAATCTATTATTAAATATATAAGAGAAACTAGAGGAATTAATGATAGAGATAGAATTATTGATATTATTAAGGACTTATTAAATACGATGTAATTATGAGTTATTATGTAGCTAAAGGAGTCCCCTGGCGATATAAAGGAGTAACGGATGTTACTGACTGTAAAACTTCAGAAGATGTTATAGCTAAAGCACATCTTGATTGGGAAGTTGATAAATGCGAACTTTATGGTAAAATGTCTGTTAATATAAATAGTGATGAAGACTTGGATAAAGTTATCGAAGAGACAAAAGATTCTGATGCCCATCTACATGGAAAAGATATTTTCCGGATTTGTCCTAATGCTTATTCTACCTATCGTACTGATTATAATATTCCTCTTGGAGTTGTTAAGGGAAAATATACACCGGTTCAAAATAAAGAAGCGTTTAAGTTTTTTGATGATGCTATAGGTAGCGGACAAGCTTTATGGCAAACTGCTGGTAGTTTTGGAAATGGTGAACGTATTTTTGTTAGTGCTAAACTTCCTTCTAATATAATGGTTAAAGGAGACCCTGTTGAAAACTATTTAGTATTTACTAATAGTCATGATGGAACAGGAGGAGTTAAGATATTATTTACACCTATTAGAGTTATATGTAGAAATACTCTAAATGCTGCTATTCGTACTGCTACTAATTATGTAAGTTTTAGACATACTGCTAGTGTACATTCTAATATACAAATTGCTCATGAAATACTTGGTATTTGTAATACTAAACGTAAAGATTTAGAAGAAGCATATACTATACTTGCTAATATTAAAGTTACTGATGAAGACGTTATGAAGTATATTTGTGAGAATGTTCTAAGTGAAACAGAAGAAGAAAATCTACTAAATACAGGGCATTCTCATAAAGAACTTTGTTATCGTAGTAATGCGGCTTATGAAGATTCCGGAATATCTATGCGAAAACTGAATGTTATTAGTTCTACTTGGAACTATTATAATGAAGGTATTGGACAAAAAGATATTATTGGAACTGCTTGGGGAGCTGCTAATGCTATATCTGGATATTATTCTAATATTGATAATGCTGTTGGTGAAAAGAGATTTGATAGTCTCATATTTGGAGATAAATCACGTAAAATTCAAACCGCTTTTGCATTAGCAGATACATTTAATTAATATGAAGATAATATATAATAATATCATACCGTTTAAAGGTTATAAATGTATTAACCTATTTGGAATACTTTTTGCTAGAAAAGGTTCTAGAATTGATGATAGAACTATTAATCATGAATCTATTCATACTGCTCAACAAAAAGAATTGCTATATATTATATTCTATATATTGTATCTTGTTGAATATGTAATTAAATCTGTTATTCTATTCCGTCATGCTTATAGAGATATTAGCTTTGAACAAGAAGCTTATTATTATGAAAAAGATATGGAGTATTTAAAGAATAGAAAACATTATGCTTGGATTAAATATTTATTCAAAACTTATAAACGAAAATGAAAAGAGATTTCAATTATTTAGATACAGCTTTACGTATGTATCTTGCTGGAACTAGTAAAGATGATGTTCTTACATTTATGGATGAACAAGTTGAATTAAATAATAACGTTTCAGTTAAAGTATGGCGTGAAGATAAACGTATTCCGTTACCTAAATATGGTAAAGAAGGAGATGCTTGTTGTGACATTTATTGTAAATCTGTTGAATACGATTCTGATAAAGACCGTTATATAGTTCATACAGGATTACATTTTGCCCTTCCTAATGAATACGAAATGGAACTTCGTCCTCGTAGTAGTAATACCAAAACTGAATTTTATGTTCCTAATGCACCTGGAACTCTTGATTGGGGTTATCGTGGAGAACTTCTTATCATTTTCAAAGGACGTACTAATAAATATCTTGTATCAGCATTTAAAGAACTTAAAGATACAGTTCGTTTTATGCTTGGTATTAAGAACCATTCATTAGATAAATGTTCACAAGATTTTGATAAAGTTTCTTGTGAATTTCCTTACCGTCCTATGACTGATGATTTTGAAGGAGACCGTATTTGTCAATTACTTGTTCGTCGTAGAGAAAAGATTCAATGGGAAGAAGTTGAAACTCTGGAAGAACTTGGAACTACTGAGCGTGGAGAAGGAGGGTTTGGTTCTACTGGTGGTGATGGTGAAACTAAAACAGAAGAAGCTCCTAAAGTTGAAGAAGTTGACGAAGAACCAGCTAAAGTATCTGGAACTACACAAAATCGTTTTGCAAAATAATGCTTGGAGATAAACCTCTTATTGAACATACTTATATTCATACTCAAACTAAGAATGAATATAAAGTAGTTGAGATTGGTAAAATCAAATGTCCCGAAAGCGGTTATTGGTATGATGCAATATTCTATGTTCGTGCCGATAATACTCCGGGATTTTATGGAAGAACTGTTCAAAGTTTTATGTCTAATTTTGAAGATACTGAAAATATAGTCGAAATATGATAAGAATCACTTGCTATACCAAAAAGAATTGTGAAGCCTGTCATACGATGATTAGTATTATAGGTAATGCTGTTGCAGAAGTTAATGATGATTGTAATATTAATATTGTAAATGTTGCTAATCTTCCACCAAATAAACTTGTGGAACTTAATGTTGAAGTATTTCCTACTACTATTATCGAAAAAGATAATAAGGAAATTACTAGATTGAAAGGAACTTTTCCTGAGAATTATATTACAGATATTATTTATAAACTTGAAAAAGAATGAAGAGATAATTATATAGCGAGAACACGCTAATGTTCATAGTTAAGTTATACAGAATGAGCCTATCGTTGTTATCAATGGTAGGCTTAATTATTTCATCTCATCATTCCCTTACGGGGCGCGGAGGCAACGCAGTTGCCGACCTTAAAGTCAGAAGAATCTACAGATATTATAGATATTGACGATTAAGATATTATCTAAGAATCGGTTGCTTCGCAACCTCAGCCCCCCGTAGAGGATATGAATGAGATATATCACTAACCATTAATATAGATAAAGATATGAAAGATAAATACGGAAGACATTATAATCTTGATGATGAACAAGATTTACAAGATTATATAAGTCGTCAATCAAATTATCAAGTACCTAATGAATCTGAAGGACTTGGTTGTTTACCTAGTTTTATTATAGGAATTATTATATTTGCTCTATGTATTGCCGCTTTTAGAGCTTGTGAACGAAATATTAAAGACCCTAATTCTAGTCAATATGAATATTCATTTTTAGATTAAGTATGAAAAAGAAATTTATATGGCTGAAAAGATTAATATGTAAAATACATGGTCATGATAGAGTTTTTGTGATTGAACCAAGAACTCGAATTAAAGGTAAGAGTAGACACCGTTATGGGAATCTTGTTATGAGTCTTAATAGAAAAGGTGGTAAAAGAGGAGATGCAAGAGTTGTTGATGGTGGTTATTATGTTTGTGCTCGTTGTGGAAAGAAATTGACAAATTGGGAACGATTTTAAGCCTCGCTGTAAGACTTTATATATAAAGTAATATAGTTGTTCAGTTTGATAAAGAAAACGGCAAGGCGAGCCGGAAAACCGCCAAAAAGCAATAGTTTAGTAATAGAAAAGCCCGTAGGCTAGTAGGATAGTTAATTCCTTACTAGTTCTACGGGCTTCTTTTTTATCCGCAGTTAGACCTGCTTAATCAAGTACTACTCTACCTCTTTCATCTAATTTACAACCATCCGGATATTTAGTTGTAAGTAGAGTTATAAATTCATCATAATTACCTTTAAATAATAAATTATGATTAACTACATATACACTTTTCTTTGTTGTAGCTGACAATAAAGCTAATGAATCTCCTGCTACATGATTTGGAGTACTAGGTCTAAGTAAAACAGAAATACCATCATAAAATAAAGTTCTACTAACTCCTGCAAATTGACAAAAATCTTTTTCTGTAAGTTCTACTAAATTAGAACCTATAAGCATTTTATGTCTAATATAACTAGCTACTAATAAAGCACTTTTGCTAGCTTTATACCATATAGGTGATAATTCATCAAATCTATCAAGAACTATACAGAATTTACCCATAACTATTTGTTCTTTAACAGATTCAGCAATTGTTTCTTTTCCATTTTCACCTACTGTAACAGTAATCTTTTTAGTAGTTTTTCTAGCATCAATAGGAAAAGGACTAGGAGCTATTTGTTTAATAGCTTTTTCAAGTTTAGCATCAATTTTAGCTAAACATTTCTTTGTTTCTTTCTTTCCAAATTTAAAATTCATACTTATTCGATTATGTATTGCAAATATACTATAATGTATCTAAGTTAATATGTATTTATATGATTTTAACTCCGACTTGTATTAATGTCTGCGTTTGGCGACATTGTGGACTTAAAAATAGCCTTAATGTCGTCATTCTGTGACTAAATATTTTTTGATTTTATTGATTATCAATGAGTTACAAGCGTATCTCCTTTTATATAATATAAAAAGGTCTACGACCAGACTTATCGTCCAATCATAGACCTTATAATTACTTCCCATTAACAATCCATTCAGCAATAGATTGAGTAGGAATAATACCAAGCATATTTTCAATCAGTTTATAATACTTATTATTTTGGTCTAATTGCATTATACGATTAATTCCACGATAAATAGGAATTTGTCTCTTAACATAAACGGCAAGTTTATTCTCACCTTTATATAGACCGGTAGTATAATTAGGATTAAATTCATCTCCTTCAATTAGATACTTAGCAATAAATCCAAATGCAGAAGATACATCTTTGAATGATTGACCTAAAGCAACAGGACTTGACCAAAGTTTATCAAATTCAGATAGAGCACCAATGTTATACATAATAGTTTCAGAAGATAAACGGTCTGCTTGATATAGTGCAAGATTAGCTATAATCTTAGCAGCTTCATCGTCATCGTCAGCAGCAAGTAATGCACAACTTGCAGCAATACCACCAAGTAGACCATAAGCAATACCAGTAAGTTCTCCTAAAGCTCTACGAATATTAGCTCGTTCAGCATTTGACATTGTAGCATAATTAAATTTGTAGTTTAAGAAAGTATCAATAAATGCTCTACAAACTTGTTGTACACCAGCAATGAAAATATTAGTTCCATCATCATTAGCTTTGGCTTTAGCTCTATCAGTAATACCTTTAAATTCAGTAGTAGCAAAATCCCAAAGACTAACATAGAATCCACGTTCAATACTTTCTCTACTTTCATTATAATAACCATTTACACGGAAATGTTTAAGAGCTCCTGTATAAATATGTTTATGATATTGCATAAGTAGACTACCAAATACCCAAGTAGATTCTATACGAGCACCACCTAATCTATCATATACACCATGAATCTTTTTATTAACTGATACAACTTTACCTTTGAATTTAGCAAGTTTACCTAAATCTACCAAACTATCATCTTTAAGTTTAGCATAACCATCTTGTAGTTCAAATTGGTCTATTAATCTAGGTTCAGATTCAAACTGTTTTTTAGCTTCTTTAGTAAGTTCATTTCTTACTTCTGCATATCTTAATCCATAAGACTTATCACTAAGACTACGTAAGAACTCTGTATTAACATCTTTCTTAAACCAAAGATAATCTTTAAGTCTATTCTTATCTTCTTTTATTCTATTAATAAACTTAGCATATAGTTCTTCAAGTTCAGCATTACCTTCGATAACTTTACGAAGTGCAACTTCTTCAAGCATACGATTATAATTATGGAAGTCTCCTATAACAACTTCTCCTTTTTGATTCTTATAAACTCTATTACTAAGCATCATAGAAAGCATAGCAGTATTCTGCATAAAATGTTCACCAGCACTTTGTGGACTATAAGCAAAATCTCTCATCTTATTGATTATCTCAATACTATCAATAGATTTAGATGTTTCACGAATACCATTATAATCTACAACTCCCATGAGTTTAATTATCGCATCGGTAAGATTATCACTAGTATCTTTATTCATATTAGCAAGGAAACTAGGAACAGCTTTAATATAATATCCAAATTTAGCATTTTCCCAATCTTTATGATTAAAGTATTCTCCTGCATAACGTTCCATAAATATATTAGTAGAACCAGTTAGTATATTACCAATACCTCCTGTAATATTAAACATCATATATTTAGCACTAGCAATATTTTGTCCAACAGCAGCAAATTTATCCCATGTATTCTTATCTTTATATTCATCAAATAAGAAACGTTTAGACCAAGTTTCAATTAAATCAATAACTCGTTTAGGAGCTTGAGTCTTATAAACTTTTCTATCTTCTGTGGAAGTTCTTCTATCGACAGCTAGATTATTAAATCCTGTAAGACGATAAGCTTGAGCTTGAGTTTTCATATATTCAAGAAGATAATAAAGGTCTAACTTAGTTTGCGTTTTAGCATTAGCTTGAATAGCTCCTTTAATAAATTCTTCAAATACTGATTCATAATCTTTATCCATCAATTTAACATCAAGCTGTCTATTATACTCAGCAGATTCTTCATTATGTTTCTTAATATCATCAACTCTAGCTTTATAATCTTCATCAGATTCAGTAAGACCTTGTTCCGGTATAGGTTCTATCTTTCTATAAGTCTTGTCCTTCAACGAAGCTAATAACGGTATATTAGTTTCTCGGTCATATTCATAACCAATATTATCGCTAATATGTCTATCTGGGTCTAAACTTTGTTCAAATCCAATAGCATTAAATGCGGCTTTAACAGTATTAGGTAGCGTTGATTCTGTCCTTCTCCTACGGGGGAACAGCCCTTTAGCAACGAACGACATAGCAGTATTATTTTCTTTAGTTAAATCATAAAGAGTATCCTGCATTAAACCACGAATATTACGTTCATATTCATTAGCAGTATCAGCTTTATAATACTTAGCACTACCATTATAATTATCAGTATATCTATTATAATTAGTATTAACTGTTTCAGGAAGTGGTTTACTTCTTGTATTATTATATGAAGCTACATAGTTTCTAGTATTACTAGTTTCGTCTTTAACTCTTATTGTAGTCCAAATACGAATTGGTTCCATCTTACCACTTAAAGGATTAAAGATATGATTTTTATCTTCAAATTCTTTAAGTTTGCCGTCTCTAATAGCTTGTTCACGTTCTTGCCAATAGTAACTTGTAGGAACAAATTCTATATTCTTATTTAAAAATTCAAGAGCTTTAGAACGTTTTTCGTCAACATAATCTTTATTAATAACATTACCTTTATCATCAAGTTTAGGAGTAACATAACCGAATATATCGCTATTAGGTTCATTAGTATATCCTATAAAGATTCCATTCTCATCATAATTCTTAGCATTAGCTATTGTTCTCCATGCAGTAAAAAATTCTTTACCTTTTTGTTTAGCAGCATCTTCATCTAAATCATAAGTAACTTTATCAGTATGGAATGACACTTCTTCTTTTAAGAACTTCTTAACTTTTTCATCTTTACGATGTAAACGTTTAACTTCATCAAGTCTATCATAAAGTTCACTAAGTTCTCGTATTTGTTCTATTGTCAAATCAGATAGTTTAATCTTACCTGTATTTGGATTAAGAGCGTCTTTAAGAATTGCATTAATCTCTTTTACAATAGTATTACGAGTTTTAGTAACTACTGTACTAGGAGTTGTAGTACTACTAAATCCAGCATAGAATTTCTTACTATATATTTGACTTATAGGAGCTTTATTACGAAGAAGTTTAACTTCTGCTGATTCTCCATCATTAGCACGATTAGCATATTGAGCTTCTTGCTCTTCTTTAATAGCTTTTACTTGTTTTTCATTAAATTGACGACCATCAATAACACCATAATTATCATAAGCATTTTCTGTATGTTGAACTATACTCTTGAATTGAGGATTCTTTTCTTCTTTGTTTCCATTAAGTGCAGCAAAAGCTTCATTAATTTCTGCCTGAAGTTTCTCATTAATTCTATAATAAGTATTTTCATTCAACCATTCAATAGCATTAGCATATTCATCTACTTGTAACAATACATCTTCATTTTCTATTTGTCGTCCAGCACTATCAAAATGTTTATACTTATTAATAATACCAAGATAATGTTTTAAATCTTCTTCAAAACCTTCTCTAGTTTTACGTTCAAAGAATGCTTTTTTAATTCTACTAACTTCATCTACATATTTACGAAGATTAGAAGCTCTATTATAAGCGTCTTGTGGTTTCCATTCTCCTGTATTGAAATCAGTAGTTTCTTGCATCTCTCTAATTTCAGAACTTAAACGTTTAATAGTAGCATTATCTTCTTCTGTACGATTACCTTTGAATATTCTTAGTAACTTATTCCTTTCATCATTTAGTTTAAGATACTTAATATAATAATCAATATTATAATCAGTAAGCATAGAAGCTTCATTATCAGTTACTCTTTGATAATATTCTGAAACATATCTTTGTTCAGTATTAGCAAGATACCATAAGTCGCGTTCATGTTTAGCTCTTAGATATTCTTTACTAAATTCTCCATAATTATCTTTAGCTTCTTTTACTCTAGTATTTAAATCATTTTTATCTTGTGTAAATTTATTAGTATGATTAGAAACAAATTTACCAGTTACAGGATTAACAACATTATTCCAATTAATTGTTTTACCGGCTTTAGCAGCTTCTGATTTAATACTAGCTAATTGTTTCTTATAGTTTTTTACATAATCATCTCCTTCAAATTTAAGTTTATCAAGTTTAGCTTTAGCTTCACGAAGAATGATTTGTACAATAGGATAACTAAGTTCTTGTGCATCTTGAAATAACCAATCAAGAACACTAGCATCTTTAAGTATATAATTAGTTATATCAGAAAGTCCTTTATCAAAGTTAGGATTAGTACTAAGAGGTTTGAATATATTTTCTGCAACAATTTCAAATCCTTGTTTTAATTTAGGATTGTTCTTAATGTTGTTAATAGTTTCTTGAATACTTTTAATATTACGTCTTGTAGCATCGTCTACATTATCAGTAGCTATTTCATTTATTAACGGGAATGAATTACCAAATGTACTAGCTTGTAATATCAGACTTATATATTCATTACGTAATCCTTCATTGTTAGTAATAGCATTAATAGTATAATCTGAAACTATATCATGTACTGTACCTTCTTCGTCAACTATAAAATTATTAAGTTTACGTTCAAGCTCATGAGCTTTAGTAATATAAAACTCTGCCGAACGTTTAATAGTGTCTTGTTTACGTTCTTCTATACTAGCAATACGTTGTTCTTCTACTCCATAATTAAGAATATCTTGATATGCAATAGAAGCACTTTCATCAGAATTAACTCTAGCTCTAGTTTTAAGGTCTAATACAAATTGTTGAGCCAAATTACCAAGCTTAGATATATTAGTAGTTTCAATGTCCATATCAATAGAACTTGCGTGTTCTACATCTTCTATATCTTTTTCTACTTCAATCGTTTCACTTTTGATATAAGGAACAACAGTATAAATATTATCAGTAGATTGTACTCCATTACGTTTAGCATTAGTTAATCCTTCAAGTTGTTCATCAGTAGATATTTTCTTATTAAGCTTAACTTGTTTACGAGTTATAATATAATCTCTAAGATTACCATCATTATCCATTATAGTTTGAACAGCTCCTATATTCTTAGTACCAAATGCTTGTCTAAGAGTTTGACTTCCATTCCAAATCCAATAAACTTTAGTTCCAGGATTAGCAAACTTATCATTTATAGCACGAATAAAGTTTCTAACTGATGCGTCTTGTTCAGCAATAGTAGCTATAAAGTTTCTATCAGTAGGAATTATTATTTCTTTATCAATAGTAGGTTTTTTATATCTATAAGGTTCTATTCCTTCTTTAGTAAATAACTCATTCTTTTCTTCTGCAAGACGGGAGAATGGAGCTTGTTGTTCTTGACTAAGATTAATTATAGCTTCATAATATCTACTAGAAGGATATTTATTATTTATAGGATTAGAACTAAATTCTCCATGTTCATTCTCTTCAAGATTGTTTAATGGAATAAGATATACTTGTTTATTATTACCTTCTTCATATAAACCAACTCTATATAAAGTAGAAACTTTTCTATTAACTATATTAATATAATTAGTAGAAAGAACTGTTTTAGTTCTACCATATTTATCAGTAACATCTTTAACTATTCCTATCTCTTTAGCAAGTTCTGTATCTTTAACAGTACCAAGATTAAAATAATACATCTTCTGACTATTAGGAAGATATATAAGGCTAGCTTTGTTATTATTATATCTTATTCTATAAGTAGGAACTTGTGGTATATTAGAATGACTACGAATATAATCTTCGTAGATATTATCAGCAGCAAGTTCTTTATCGTTTACAGAATTAACACCAAATCTGATACTATCAATAATTCCAGTACCTCCGTCTTCACGAGAAGTATATAACGCACTATTTTTAATAACTTTACTAACATTTCCTCTACGGAATTGATAACCTTCTACAATAAAAGCATATTTAATAATATCAATAGCAGTCAGTCTAATAATAGGATTAGTATTATTGAATGCTGCATCGAACATTTTGTATATACTCTCCATGTCCTGTTGTTGGTCGTTAAAACGGATTATTTGGCTACTTATTCCGCGTGTACGGAACTCAAATCCGTTAAACAGGTTGACGTTCAGTTCAGAAAAGATAGTTCGTTGTGAGCCAAGCAAATGGCTTTGTACGAAGTGTACCTTTTGAGCCGGAGTAAGTTTAGAGAAAGCATTAATTTCTTCTTGTGTAGGATTCGCAACATTATCTATATTAATATTATAGTTAATATCATAACCAAATCCATAGATTCTCCTTGTCTCATCCTCTACTGGGGAACGTCCCTCTGATTCTACTTTACTTGCAGTAAATATATCTACTGTAATATTGCCATTTTTTTCAAGTTCAATAGGTTGTGATATAATAGCAGAATTGTTCTTATACATATATCCAAGAACATACTTCTTAAAATCATTATAAAGTTTCTCATTAACACTTCCACTAATATAATTCTGAATACTATTGATAGCATTAACAAAATTATGAGATTCGGTTTCAAATAAACCTTTATTAATAAGAATGCTAGGAACTGTACTATATCTCATGAATGCATCTAATGCAGGATAAGCACTAGGTTTATCAGTTTCTGCTAAATATAATTCTGGCATAAATACTCCTGTTTCAGTAGCTTTGGTAATACCAGGATAAATAGCTTCCAATAATGGTTCTCCATTTACATTAATTCTATTAGCGTCGTCACTATTAATAATAGTTCCTATATCATCAATTACTTTACGTGTACTATATATAGTTTGTTTAGCTCCAAATTTATCAGGATTAAGTACTTTAACATGATTAGCTATAATACGACTATAATCATTAATATAATTAAAGTTAAGTATGGCAGCTAAATCTATCAACATACTTGTTTCATCATATACACCACTATTTTGTGCTACAAATCGTTCTTCAATAGTTGGAACATCTATTGTAAATACAGAAGCATTATCTTTATTATCAAAACTAATAGTACTATTAGGATACATCTTAGCAAACTCTTCTCCATATTGTTGTTGAAGAGCAGTCATAACTTCTGTAATATTATTGTTATCAGTAACTACTTCATTGCGTACTTTAACTCCTAAATCATGAGCTATACGTTTAATTGCTGTATGAATAGGATTATAATTACCACGAACAAATACAGATTGAGATTCATAATAAGCCTCAACTATTCTACTAACACCTGGCTGACGAAGCCAAGCCATAGCTGTATAAGCGTCACAACCAATATCAAATAGAGTTTTAAATGCAGCAAACGTATATTCGTTCTCATTCTTAATAGCTCCTTCTTTGATAGCATCAAGAATATGAGCGGTAGTATGAGAACTTGCAACTGTAATGTAGTCACCTACTACATTCTTATTGTTTTTACTATTTCCTATTCGGTTATGATAGACAATGCCATTTTTGACAGGAAATGCCTGACCAGCAATATCGAGATTAACTCTATTACCATATCTTACTCTAATAGGAACACTAAGTTCGGCTTTAGCAACATTGAATACAGAATTACCTGTATCACGAGCAACACTAAATGCTTTCAATGTAGCACCTCCCATAGCATTTCTATGGAATTGAATCTGGTCAAAAAGATTATAAACGTTTCTTTGTTTAGCACCAACCGCATCAAGTTTATCAAGAGCTTTATTTGCAGCAGTAATATCATCAAAGTTACTACGAGCAAGATTCTCTTCGAGACTTGATTTATCATTCATGATAGCAATCATACTATCAACGATACGATTGTTTCGAGCACGACGGTTATTTTGGTCTTCAATAGGAAGCTGTTTAAATTCCTCGTAAGTAGGTAATCCAAAAGCAGCAGCACGTTCGTTAATAATATCTTCGAATTTATCTCTCGATAATTCTTTAATATCATCTATTGTAAGACTATTAGCATTGTCGTTAATACGTCTGAACATATCTCTCTGTTCAGCAATAGCATCAGCTATTCTGCTATACTTATCGTGGAACTGTATAAATGCTGGATTATCCCCATATAGTCTACTATAAGTAGGCATAATAGAAAGGAGTCCACTAACTCTATCAGCAAACTTCAATTCTTTATTACGAAGAAAACCATCAACAATAGGTTTAAATTCATCAGGTAATTCATGATAAGTATCACCCTCATCAAGAAGTTCTTTTACTCTCTTTTCAAGATAATCTTCTAAATCTTTATTACTCTTACGAATAACTTCAAAGTATTTATCTTTAATAGATTGTTTAGTATCTCTATCTACTTGAAGCATATCTCGTGTTATACGTTCTTTATCAGAATTTCTAAGAACATGAGATACATATCTTCCATAAGTAGCAGCTTCAGCAGTACTATCACTAAATTCTACTTTATGAATACGACCATCTTTACCGAGATAAGTCTCATAAGCAATACCATAAATAGAGTCAACGTCAAAGTCAGAACCAGTCTGTGTTACCCATTCATCCGGAACTACAATAGTACTTCCCATCCATTCAGGTAGAAAACCTACAACTTTCATAACAGCCATAGACTGTTTACCCTCTGTTGGAATACGATAACCAATACATTTAAGAACTTCTTCATCAATATCTTCAATACGAATCTCTTTAACAAGATTACCATTTTCATCATATTGATTGAACATAGCTTTTGCCCATTTAGGAAGAAGTATTTCTACTTCTGAGCCATCTTTATGATAGCCAAGTTCAACACGTTCACCAGTATCAGTTTCAATAGTTTCACCAGCTTTAAGTTGTTTACTCTTTTTAATAAGTCCATCAAGACCAACACTAGTTACCTGTGCTCCATGCCATCCAGGAAGTTTTTGTCTTGTAATAAACTTATTAAATTGACTTTGAGCAATACTTTCAATTTTACTTGAAACTATATTCATATAACTAGGCATAACAGGTCCTGCATCTTCATTTTTAACAGTAAGATATTCAATAGTATTACTATCAAGTCCAAGACGAGCAGCTTCTATTAATGCTAGTTTATATATACGATTGTAATCAACTTTACCGTTATTGTCTCCTATAATACGATAGTTTTTATCAAACTTAATACCATACTTATCCATAAGACTATTAAAGTCTTCACGAATATTAGCAACATAAGCTCTAATAAAGTTATTCTTATGACTAGCAACAGCAGCTTGACTATTATCAAGTATTTTTTTCATCACTTGAATACCTGCTTTATTCTGGGCATCAACCATATGTTGAGGAACATCTTGTTGTTTATAAAGATACATATAACTAAATGGTTGTTTAACTTCTTTAGCTTTTTCTCTAAATACAGCAAGATTTTCAGGAGTTACAACTCCTTCATTATCCCAATAAGTAAGTACATCATAATTAGCAGCTTTACTTGTTTCTTGAGTATTAACTTGGTCAATATCATTTTCTATCATGAAATTAGCAAGTTCTCCCAAACTTGTTCCTTCAAGGAACTTAGGTACAAGAACAAACTCTGCATTCTTTATCTGACGTGGAAGATGTCTACCAAAACGTTTATTATAATAATGGTCATAGTAGAAGTTCTTCATTACTTGTATAAATCCTTGTAATTCATTAGGATTAATTTGATTAACGTCAGTAGTATTATCTGTTAGTTGTTCAATCAATCTAGCATATTTAGGATATTCTCCTAATATCTTTAATCTGCGAGCAGCTTCATATATAGTAATATAAGATTGAGCATCATTAATAGTAGTAGTTGTAGCACTAGTTTCTCCTTCACGGTCAGCAGGAACATAACCAAAACCTTCAGCAATTTCTTCTGCTTTAGCTTTATCTGTTCCAGCAGCTATAAGTTTATCATAAAGTATATTACGATTACTGCTAGGTCTAATACTATTCTTAACAGTAACAGCATTCCAACCAGTTCTAAGTGTTACAGGTTTACCATTAGGAAGAGTTAATACTTTATCTCCATTCATAAGTTGAGAACCTGCTATTTCATTAACAGATTGAGTAAATGGACTATCAACTCCTTGTGTAGATTTATAATTAGTTATAGAATAACTTGTTCCACCAGCTTGACTTTCTTTAGCACGTTTAAGAAATGTTTGAGGGTCTTTATAATATTTACTATTTCCTTCAAATAAATCATCAAAATTGGCAAAATGAATATAAGCATTAAGACCGTATTCTATAATTTCATTATCACTAATACCTTCAAGAAATGAACCAAACTTATTATGAGTTTCATTAACAAAATAAGTTTGATAAGCATCAATCCATTTAGTAACTATTTGTTCAAGTTCTGATTCAATTCCTTCACTAATACTGATAGTTGCAGACGCATTTGACGATTCTGAATATCCTGATAGATTAATTTCCCCCGTAGAGGATGTGGAGGACACTAATCTATCAAGCTCTTCACCAATATTATAACCAACACTACTATCAAGTTTAGTAAATTTGAAAGCATTACCTGTTAGTTTATTACCATCATAAACTCCTTTTTTAGGATTATAATGAAACCATTCAACAAGATGTTCTTTATCGTTATGTTGTACATCATAAAGAGCTTTATAATAATCGAATATTTCTCCTTTAACAATATTCATAAATCCATTAAATAACGGATGCTTCTTATTAATAGAACGAGCTTCTGGATGATTAATTTTAAATTCTTCTCTAGCAATAGATTCTATTTCATTTGCATAAGCAGGTATATAATCACTAAATGCAGCTTGTCCATCATATTTAGGATTAGTTAAATAGTAATTCCCTTTACCGTCATCAGTAAATACTCCGCTAAAATAATGATATTGCCATCCGTCTTTTGAGTCATTAATGACATAAGCAATTCTTTGTTCAGTACCTACTTGTGCATTTATATTAAGAAGTTTACCCGGACTTGTTTTAATAACTTCCGGAGTATTAATAACAAGATTGATAACTTCTTCTACTGTAGCAGCTTGTGCATTAAGTTTAGTAAGTTGCTCATTAGCAATATTTATATCGGCTACTTTGATAAATTCTTTTTTTCTATCTTTTACATAAGTATTCATAGCTTTAGTATCATATTGCCATAAATCATAAGCATGATACTTAGGCATACTTATTGCAAAATTCTTAGGAGCGTCTGACGGTATTCTCATCAAAAATGGAGCAGTTTCTATTTCTTGTCCATTAGCTGTTATAGTATTATATTTCTTATAAGTTTGAAGTTTCTTATGATAAGCATAAAGTCCTACAAGATAATAATCTCCATCAGACATTTTAGTATAGTCTGCATTAGTTCCTGATTGTTGATTACTAACTCCATTAAGTAAATAAGGAGATATAATCTTTTCTGCATATGGACTAAGTTCATAATCTCCATTAGGTTTTTGTCTAAATAAACCTACTATACCTTGTTCCGGATTATCAATAAGAATATTACTATAAGCATATTCCGTAGAACGAAGTTTCTCTTTAACCCAATTATTAAGAACTTCTCTATCTCCACATATCTTAGCAATATTAGTAATGAAGTTATTATATATAACATCACTATTAAGATTACCAGCAGTATTTCTAGAATTGAGTTCAGCTTTAGATAAAGTATAAGGTTCAATAGCTAATGCTATATTACCTAATGCTTCTTCTGAACCTACAAGATATTCTCCATCAAATTTAGGTAGTTCAAGTTCTATATATTTAGCATTTGGAACTTGTGCAGCAAGTGCTTGACGATAAGCATTTAATCTACGTCTATTTTCTGCTTGTACTTCTCTATATTTTAAATCTCTACTTTCTTTTTCAGCAAGACTTTTCTTAGCAGCACTATTTACTTTTTGAGCATAACTTAATAATCTATATAGATTATCTTTTCTATGAGTTTCTGAATCTCTATTGTGACGTTCTATATAGTTATCAATAGCTAAATCGTTCATACTAGGAAAGTATGTTTTATATATATCTTTAAGCTCCATAACTAATGAATCAAATTTAATAGCATTTTCTTCACTAGCTTTTTGAGAAGCACTAGAACGTCTAGCTAATTTAATCTTAGAAGTTTTACCAGTATCTCCTAGTTTCTTAATCTTTTCTTCTAATTCATCTAACAATCCTTCTATATAAATATTATCATTCTGTATAGAACTACCTTTTAAATCATTTCTAAGATTAAAGTATAGTTTACGTACAGGATTATTAGAAGTATTACTTTGAATAGATTTAATAGTACCAAAACCATCAATGCTTATTTCAAGTTTATCAATAGTAAACTTATTTAAATCAGTATATATCTTATTGGCAAAATCTGGTTTAGCTCTCATATCATCAGCTAATTTAATAAAAGAAGCAAATTCTCTTTTATTATTAGCCACAGATTCTATGGCATCAATAAAATCATTAATAGATTTAAATCCTCCTAAATTACCTATAATATTAGATAATTCAATAACACATTCTTGATATGTATGACAAGTAGGAACTCCAAGAGGATTACTACGGTCTATATCATAAGTTCCATCTTCATGTTTCTGAGTACTATTAAGTCTTTGTAATCCATTAAAATATTGTCTTACATCATTGCTTACGTGTTCTGTATAATTAGATATATTAGAACCAAAATCCCATTGTTTAGTACTAAGGTCTACTTCATCAGATTGTTCTACATCAGATATAATATCTTCTGTATTATCAGACATAAGACTTATTTTAAAAGCTTCATCTGCAAAATCAGTATTACGTCCTAAAGAAGCTATTTTACTATTGCAGAATACATCATTCCAAAAGTCTGGGTCACCAAGAGCACTTTGAACCATATCTTTAAAATTACGTTCTTGGTCAGTTCCATTCTCCTCAATAGCATAATAGGCAGCTTCGATATTATTTATATCAAAACTGCCATATTGATTAGCTTTAGCTATAAGTTGTTTTTTAAGAGCATTCTTAGTAGTAGCTATAAGACTAGTAATATAATTATCTTTAGGTTTATTATTAGAAGCACTAAGTCTATAATCAATATTACTAATAATATCAGCACAATATTGTGTTGCAGTATCAAACGCAGCTTGACTACGAAAAACATACATTCCACTATTAGCATTTACTTTAGAAGTGTTATTAACATTAAAGAAGTTTCTATTACGATAATCTTTAATAAGTCTACGAAGAGTATTCTTATTAATACTTTCAAGATTATCCGTATTAGCAACTGAATCTTCTCTACAAAACTGAAGGAATCCATCAGTCTTTAATAGAGTTCCAAGTCTATAACAATTAGCAGCATTGTTATATTCTAGTTCCTTAACTATATCATTTACTTTAGGAACTTCATGAAATACAATAGAACATCCGTCCATATAATTATCTTTATGAGAACGTCCGACAGATGAACGATTTTAAGGCTCTCTGCCGAACTTTCTCGGTTAAGTCTTTACTCTTTTATTTGCAATAAATTTGCGTGTCACCGGCAGCCAAAGAACTATCAAATTCAGTGCGTTCAGCCATCGAAAGTCCGACACGAACGGAAGCCATATTTGGAACTATAATATCTTCACCTGCAATATCTATTGAACTAAACATATCACTAATATCTACATCGAGTCCCATAGTATCATCTGCTTGTTGAGATGCTTCAGCAGCTGTAATATCTTGTTCATTAATAATAGTTTCTATTGGTTGAGTAGGTTCTTCTACTTGTTTATCAACATTATCTTGAATAAGTTTTTCTTCAACACTTTTTATATCTTTGAACTTCTTACCGAACGCTCTAAGTTCTTGAGCTAATAGAGTATTATCTTTAATCTTATTGAATCCAAATAATTCTCTAATAAGTTCTATAACTTTTTGCCATAGATTTGGTCGTTTAACATCAGCAGATACTTCTTTTGTACTACTAATATTATTAAGAGCTTCGTTAAGAACATTATTTGTAAGACTTTCAACAATAAACTCTTCAAGCATATAGTTATAATCTTGATTAGGAAAACTAGCTGGGTCAACTACTTTACGAAGTTGAGCTATATAATTATCTTTATCGTATAGATTATCTTGTATATGTTTGGCAAATTCAGGATAAGCATCAGGATTATTAAGAGCATCAATAAATCTATCACGAATAGTAGTCATTTCATCTATAAAAGATTGTGATTGCATGATACCATTATCATATATACGTTTATGAAGTTGTTCATGAACTAAAGTTCTAACAGCTTTATATTGACTACCTCTAGCTAAATCGAAATATGATTTTAATAAAGTAACTTTACCTGTACCTGTATTATAAACAGCAAAATCAGTTTCATTATTATCAGTAACAATATCTACATTGGTGGGTATTAATTCTTCTAGAATAATTCTACTAACGGAATCTGCAAAATCAGGAGCAATAGCTTTTATTAAAGATTCTGTACTAACGTCTTGTTGATTTCCACGTTGTTCAATAGCAGTAATAGATGATTGTCTATTGCTCTCCTCATCCCCTACGGGGCGCAGCACTTCATATTCTATCCGTACTTTTTGTTTAGCAGAATTATCTTTAGGATTTGGTCTAAAGTTACTTTCTACATTACCAATCTTAGTTTTACCTAATCTTATTTTACCAGTATTATTTTTAATAATATAATCTAAATAATTCTCATAAGTAATGGAATTATCTCCAAATGTTATAGTTAATTGACCATTATCTTCATGTTTAACATAACGATTGCTATCTCTATTCATCGGTATATCATAACTCATACTATATGTAGAACCTGCAAGAAGTTTATCAACAATATTTGTTAATTCTGTTTCTAATGAACCTCCCCAACCAGTTCTTCCAACTCCAGCACCGCTTGCCATAGTTGGATTAAGTGTAATACCTGTTCCTTCTTCTGTGCTATTATTTTTATATTTAAATATAGTAAGCATTGGAATATTACTTCCAGCCGGAGCTATAATAATACGATTGTCATATTCTACGCAATTAACTCCATTAACGAAATTCTTAACTCCAAATATATCCATTAATCTATTTCTAAGTTCTTCAAACGATATATTATTCATTTGTCGTTCTTTAATAGAATTAAATATTTCATTTCTAATAGCAGTTCCTAATTGAGTAGTACTATCAAATCCTTGTGGAATTACTTTAGCATAAAAAGGTTCATTAGTTCCATTAGGTACAATAACTAGCAGATTAGTATTATTAAAGCCAGCTTTAACTCTTACAGTTCCATTAACTGTATCTCTAATTTCACCATCAGCTGCTACTATACCTAAATGAATATCATTATAATTAAATCCTACAATAGCTTTATCTATAGCTTGAGGTTCAGAGTTTATATCAAATATCGCTTCTCCTTTACTAACATATTTAACAGTAACTTTAGTAGTATCTATATTGTTATCAATATTATCTACCATCTTATAGTTATTATATTGTTTAGCAATAAATTCTCCATAAGATATATAATTATCATTAAGATTATCACTTACTTTATAAAGATATATATTACCTATATTACGAAGCAATCTTGTTCCTGTTTCGTTATTCTTATTTTTATTTTTAAGTAAAGGTAATAATAAATCTGATAAAGGATTATTCCATAAATTATTAATATCTTCATTAGTAAGTTTATTAAGTCTTACTTTATAAATAAGGTCTATAAATTGTTTAGCTTCATCACTAATTTCTCCATTTTCCGGATTTAATCTATCAAACAATTCATCTAGACTACTACTATAACCATCTTCTGTATATCTTATTTCATAAGACCAAAATTCATTACTAAATACATATCCGTCATTATCAGTAGTTTTTCGCATCTTCTTATTAAATCCTATCTTTACAGGAATATCAACTCCTCCATAATTAACTGTTGACCAAAACGAAATACCTTTAGGTTCATGTTTAACTTCTAATTCTTGACCAACTTGTAAAGTAGCTAATGCTTCTTCTCCTTGCTTATTCTCTGTATAGATACCTATATTATTATCTAATTCAGGGTCTTCGCGCTCTTGGTCTTGAACTAACTCCATTAGTTTTTCACGGTTTAAAGTTAAATCTCTAGGAGAAATATTAATAAGATTCTCATCAGTTCCTAATAGAAGATACGTTCTTAATTCATCATATAACTTATTAACAGTATCAAATGTAGCATTACTTTCCTTAATTGCAAATCTCATAAGACTTATTATATTAAAATAGTCTTTGCCGTTTACCGATAGAATATTATTGTTAGCTTTATATATATCTATCAGATTACGAAAGTATTCTACTTTATCTGCTTGTTCATCACTAACTATTTTTGATATAACAAAATCTATACTACTAGCGTGCTCATCAGCATTCATTTCTTGAATACTTTTATATATGTAGTTTACACTACTAAGTTCTTTTGGAAGTATATCATCGATTATATCAGCATCAAATCCTTCATTTATAAGTTCATTTTTGATAACAGCATATTGTTCATCATAAGACATATTGACTAATTCCTCATCTGTATTCTTTAAGAACTTATCTAGCACATAAGCATTTATTTCAGAACTAGCATTAAATTGCTTTTCTTGAATAGCTTCTTGTTGTGCAAGAACAGATTCTATTTCTCTATCAGCACTATCTTCTTCTACACCTCTAACGATTTCTGGGAGTGCTTGTTGAGGTTCCCCCGTAGGGGATGGAGAGATTGTATTATCTTTATCTTGTTTCTGTTCTTCTTCAACAGGAGCTTCTTGCTTAACTTGTGCAACAGGCGGAACTTGTTCTACTGGTTTATTATTAACAGTAGCTACAGGTTGTTGTCCTTTTTGTCTTGCTTTTAATCTAGCATGTCTACTTATAATATCAGTGATAGGTTCTGACGATTCGTCGAACATATTAATATTCTTAACTATATCGTCAAGTTCCTTTTTAATATTATCGTTTAGTTCTACATCTTTATTACCAGCTAAATAATCAAGGACTGTATCAATATCATTTGATTCAAAAGCATTATCTAATCGTTTAATATTATCTTGAAACGCTTCATCTTTTATAGTTCTATATTCGTTTTCTATATATTTAGCTCTATCTCTAATTTGTTGATTAGTTTCTGCAACATCACTATCTATTAAAGTCTTTCTTCTTTCAGCCATACTACGACCAATAACAGCAGTAGCTATATTTTTATCTATATTACTAAGTTCTTGAATAGCAGTATTATTTCTGTTTTCATTATATAAAGCATTAAATGCAGTTTCATTATCAACATTAATAGATTTAATAAATGCTTGTTTCTTTTTATTTATTTTACGAGCAATATGGTCATGTTCAAACTTAGTAATAGTTTTATCTTTAAGATTATCATCATTAACTTTAAGTTGTTGATTAAGATAATTAAGTTCTTGAGCAACTCCTTCTAATTGAACAGCTTTATTTAATTCGTCAACTCTAGTTTTAGTACTAACATCAGATATATCATTAAGAGATTTATTATATTCATCAGTATATTTATTTATTATATTTTGTTCATTTCTAGAAGCTAATTTATTATATGTATTTTCTTTAGCTATTCTACTAGCTATATTAGCATCTTTAGCATCATTATTTATTGCTTTATTAAGTTCTGTTTCATAAGTCTCAGATACTTTATTCATTTTAGCAATAACATTAGTCATGAATTGTTTAGATTGTCCTTGTTCAATAGCTCCTGATTTATCCATATATTGAGCTATGTCTTCTGACATAAGGAAGTCTTTTAGCAAATCATAATTACCTTTGTCAATAGCATTAATAGTTAAATCTGTAATAAGTTTCTCAGTAGCATTTTGTTTTAATGCTTCTTTTTCAGTTTCGTTTACTTCTTCATAAACATTATTACCATCAACATCTTGAACTATATTACCTTCATCATTAATAACAGGACTATTAGGATTATATCCTTCATTTAATATAGCCATATCATTAATATATTTATCTATAATACTAGCTCTAGTATCTATTTCTGCTTTACGACTTTCTGTTAGAATATCTTTATTTTTAGATATATATTTAGCGTATTGTTTATTAGCAGCACTACCTATACCTTGAAAAGCTACTCCTCCAAGCCATCCCCAAAACGATTGTTCCCACATTTGAGGGTCTTTAAGATAATCAGTATAAGTACGAGATTCATGTGCATCATTAAGCATTTCTCGTCCTTTATCAACTCCTGCTTGTTGTTGTATATATTGCCATCCTTCTTCAAATCCTTCACTTCCTTCACGAACAATATTAAGAAGACTTTCTTTATCAGGAACTCGTAGATATTTTTTAATACCAGTAGGTGCTTGTATTTCTCTACCAACTAATCTAGCAGCAGCTTGTTCGTTAGCTTCTCTTAAAGTTCTATTAGTAGCTATATTTCTAGCACCTTTCCAAATATTTCTTAGTCCTTTAAGCTGAAATGCGTCTAACATCATAAGCCACATATCATTCTTAAAAGTATCATCAGCAGATTCTCCTGATACATATTTAGCAATTTCATCATCACTAAGTCCACGAAGTTTAGGATTAGCATTATATAAAGTTTCTCTATCAGATTCTGACATAGAAGCTAATCTTTCTTTAGCTTCATCATACACTTGTGTATAAGTATCTCTAGCTTCTATATAGTTTTCAGCAACTCTACTAGCAGCGGCAGTTCCTATAATATCACTGCCAACTTCTGCCATTTTACCAAAAGTATTTGGTCTAGCAAATGGTTTACCTGCTACTTTACCTATACCACGAGCTAATCGTCCAAGACCTGCAATTTTACCTAGTTTTGCAACAACAGTTCCAGGTATTAAAAGACTTAATGTACTAGCTATACTAACAGCGTTATCAAGCCACCATCCACTATCACTAAAATCAAAGTTCTCATTAGGATTTTCTCTATATATTTCAAGTCTTTCACGAATAGCATTTTGCCATTCTGCAAGTTGAGAACTAACAGGATTAGTATAATCGTTTACTTGTTCTTCTAAAAGTCCAGCTTTTTCAAGTCCCCAACGAATCATATTAAGATTAGCATCAACTAAATCACTAAATCCTCTAAGAGTACCAAGTACAACTTCAGAACCAACTGCTTGCCCAATAAATCTTCCTGTTTGTTCAAGCACTCCTTGATTTTCTGCACGTTCTTTATTAAGTTCTTCTTCAGTATCATAAGGATTAACATAAGTATCATAAGGAGTATATTTATCTACATCGTATTGATTAAGATTATATATACCTCTAGACAATGTACGTCCTAAAACAGAACGTCCCGCATCACTTGTAGAAGTGGCGGGATTGAAATCTGTTATAGTAGGGGGCTGTAATGCCCCCTTTTTAGTCTTAGGATTATAGTCAGGATTTCTTCTAACGTTTCCTTCTTGTGCAAACTTTAGTATATCCATATTATTGTCCCATTATATTGTTAATTAATTGTTGGTAATAATAATCAATTATATTTTGATTACCAGCAGCTCCTGTAACATTTGCTAAACTAATAGCTGTTTTTTCAGCAATAGCTTCTACAGCTTCTTTTCTAACATTAGCTCCTGTTTGATATAGATTATAAATATCATTCCATTGATAATAAGTATCTCTTAAATCAACTGCTGTTTGAGGAGATACAGAACCTAAAGAACGATTATTAGTTTTATCATAAACATTAAATCCTTCACCAGTAGGTATCATAGTTATCTTATCAATATTAGCAAAAGCAGAAGCGTTAGTTAGATTAATATTACGTCCAGCAGCTCCATATATATTTATATCTTTCTTAGCTTTAAATGTTGTATCATTATTCCAACTTTCAACTATAGCACTATCGAATCCTCCAGGAGCATAAAGAGTAATTGGTTCTCTTTTAAGTTTTCCTTCATTATCATAAGTACCTAATATAGTAATTTGAGGACTCCATTCACCTGTTTTAAAATCTTGAACAGCTACTATTTCTAAATCATTTTCTTTAGCACTTCTAATAATCGCAGTAAGTTCTTTACGGTCTTCACTATCAATAGGCTCAAACATATTATTATCTCCAACTCGTAGAGCACCTGTTTGAGTAAGGTCTATATTACGTATAGCCTTCATAGCTTGGTCTTTAGCTACTTTATATTGATTAGTAAATTCTGACGATTTAATAGCACCTGTTTGTAATTGAAATACTAATTCAGCAGCATTAGGTGTAGGTTCAGTAACAACTTGTTGACCAACACTAAGTTTTCCACCTTTTAATACATCATCGTTCTTTGATTTTAAAGTATTATCTACAAAGTCCAATAATGGTCTAAATACTTTATTACCTTGACTACTATCTCCGAAACCTGTATCTTGATTAGTAGCACTATATAATGAAGTTTCATTACCATTACTATCTACTTGAACTATATTATCGCCAGCTTTAGGATATATTTTATTTTTAATAGTCTGCCATGTACTACCAAAGAAATTATGAGTATTATCAATAGCACTTTTAGTAGCTTTGGCAAAACTATAAAGACTTCTATATTGGTCTCTAGGTAATTCAACATATCGTTTTCCTTCTTTAGAACCAATATTTATACCTAAAGCTTTAGCTTTCTTTTCTCCTCCAATATTAGCAATAAATTCATCAAATGTATCATCGTCAGTAAAATACTGTCTAATAGATTTACCATTTCCGAATATATTATTTACCATATTAGAATATTTAGCAGCGTATATATTATATCCCATATCAGCATTTCTATTTACTCCTTTAAGAACTCCACCCGGTTCTTCTCCAATAGGCGGTAAATCACTCATACTAATAATAGCATTATAAGTATCAAATGCTTGTTGTTCTCTAGTACCTACACCTTCTTTCAACCCATTAAGATATTCTTGAGCATCATCTATAATTTCAAGATTGCCTAAAGCCCTATATTGTTCCATAGGGTCTTTTATGTTATCTTTAATAAGTTGTTTTATATCATCACTAGTTTTACCATCTAGATTAAAATCAAGATTAGGATTAGATGCTTTAAGTAAATCAGCAATACTTTGTTTATTAGTACTAATTTCTGCTTGTGCAGTAGATGGAACAAAATTATCAATTCTTATAGGATTTGTAGTAGTAGTAAGTATATCAGAATAACCAGCTCTATTACTAGCTCCTCCACTACCAGCAGCAGCTTGTTGTCTAGCTAATGCTAATTGAGCTTTCCAAGCTTCTCCATATGTAGTACTAGAAGTTTGATTATAATAAGTAGCCGCTTTATAAAATGGGTCAATTCTTTTATTAAGATACTCTTCCGGAGTTAAAAGAATACCATCTTTATTAGTTATATCAGGATTATTACCACCACTTTTATCATATTTCCATTTAGCAATTTTATAATCTTGGTCAAGACTAGCTTTAGCTCCAGGAGTATTTTCAATTACAGCAACAACAGCAGCAGCTAATTTATCTTTACTAAGTCTTTCCCACTTATTAGTAGCAGATGAATAAATCTCGCCTGTAACCGATTTAGTAATATCATTAGTAACTTTACCTTGAGCATCAAGCCATCTTGTTTGACTACCTCCACCAGATTCTTTAGCAGCCCATTGAAGAGCTTTATCTAATAGTTGTGTCATAGGAACTGTACTAACTTCTTGTACAGCAGGATTCCATTTACTACCACCAATAACATTACCTTTACTATCAGTTATATCTTTATAATTATAAGTATTTTGTTCTTTAAAATAAGCCTTATAATCTTCAGGAATATCAGTACGTTTTTCAAGATTATCAATATACTTTTTATAATCTTGTTGAGCACGAAGTCTACCAATCATACCTGGATTAGACATTATAGAACCATTCTCACGAATAACATCGTCTAAAGCTCCATAAGCATTTCCATAAGTACTATTATTAGTAATTGCGCTCTTTATTTTATTCACTTGTTGATGTCTCCATTCATCTTCTGCTTCATTTAAATCAAGCTTAGCAAGTTCTGCCTCCACAGCGGAGGCAGTATCTATTGCTTTAAGATGTCCTTGTTCAAGTGTATCATAAGCCTGTCCTAATTTTTCCAAATCAATTGGATTAACAACAGGTCTAAACACAGGATTAAATTCTTGTATAGGCATATTTATCAATATTAAATTGTAACACCTTTATCTATAAATAATCTCTTATCTGTATTAGGATGTGTAGCATCATAAATACCAAGAGTATTATTATAATTTCTACGATTTTCAATACGACTAAGCATATCTTGAAGTCCAGCATTAATACCACTAAACATATTATTAAGAGAACTAGCTTTTTGTTCTCTAATAGTATTTCTAAATTGAGCACTACGATTACGCCAATCGTTCATCATATTAACATTAACTGCTCGTACAGATTGTCTATTACGAGCATCTTCATTTTGAAGTTGAAGTTCTATATTCTCTTTAGTATTAACTAAATTCTTACGACCTCTTATAGCTTGATTACGTACTCGTTGTAAACGTTGAAGTCTAGTTCTACCACTACTAGTGTTAGCATTAATATCATTCATCATTCTAGCAGCTTCTTCATTAATATCAGAAATTTGGTCATTAACGTTATAAGCAGTTCTCATTCTAGCAGGAATAACTCCTGTTGGCATAGGAGGAGCTTCCATATTATTAAGCGCTTTACGAGTAGTAATAGCACTAGCAACAGAACCTCCTATATTACCAGCAAGACCTATAATATCATTAGTGTCTAATTTATCAAATAAAGCAAGTCTCTTACGAGGAGATTCAATAACATCAGGAACTCCTTTATTAGTACTAGCTCCTTCAACAGTACGTGGTTCTATTCTAGTAGGCATTTGAGCACCTCTAGTATTAATACCTTGAATCATTGTATTCAAATCTGCAAATTTAGGTGCAGGTTTAGTTGGTTCAACAGATTTAGCGGCAGGCTTAGATTTGCTCTTTCCACTCCCCCTACGGGGGACTGTTACTTTGGTCTGCTTAGTCGTCGTAGTCGTCTGAACTGGTTGTTCAACTTTAGTACTTCTAGTAGTAACAGTTTTAGGTTTACTTTCTATTTTATCAGGAGTATATTGTGGACGTTCTAGCATATTTCTAAAGTCAGTTCTTGCTCCTTTAGCATCTCTACGAGCAGCAGCTTCAACATCTTTATCAGTTCCTTTATCTATAGGTTTGGCAGCATTACGTCCTGTAACTTTATATCGTTTTCCTTTATATTCGAAAGTATCTCCTATTTTATATTTGGTAGTGTCAATTCTAAAGTCATAGTCTTTACCAACGGCTGCTTTTTCTCGTTCCCCCGTAGAGGATGGAGAGATAACTAGACCTGATTTGACATTACCATTAACCATTACAACTTTACCTCCTACTTTTTTTTTACGATTGAATATTCCTCTACCATATTCAATCATATCATTAAATCCAGCAGAAAGTATATCACTAACTTCATTACTACCACTTTTACCATAAATAACTTCTCCATTATTATCAATATAACCAATTTTACCTGGTTTATCGTTAATGGAACTTCTACGTTTAACAGGATTAATAGTATTACTTTCTACTTTAACTGTATGTTCTTGAACAGGTTTTGGTTTAGATGGAACATATCTATTAGATTCTAATTGATTAATTAGTCTACTATTAACTCTAGGAGCAGTAACTGTAACTTCAGGAAGATTATTAGAAGTTATGCTACTTCTAGTACTTGTTTGTTGATTAGTTTTAGGTTTTGAAGAACCAGCTACTTGTGTTCCATATTGTTTACCATTCCAAGTAAATTCACTAAGACCTTGTTTTCTAGCAGCAGCAAAAGCACTATTAAATGATTGTCTTTTAGTCTTAGGTTTAGTAGCAGAAGTATTATATTTAGCATTAGTTCTTTCAATAGCAGTTCTGTTACTTGGAGTAACTGGTAAATTACCATAAGCATTATTCATTGACAATGTAGGTAGATTAAGATTACGTCCTTGATATTGAGGATTAGTTCTTGCATTTCTAAGAGCTTTAATAGTCTTAGCTTCTTCTCTACCATAATAATCTCCGGCAAGAGTAGGATAATCTTCTCTTATACCTCCCATACGTTTCTTTTTCAAATCTGGATATTTTTTATAAACTTTAGCTTTAACATCAGAACGACCATGAAGTCCAGCAAGACGTAAAGCGTCTACTGCATCCGCTCTAGTAGGTATTGGATAACTTCTTCCACCACCAGCAAAATCTTTTTTATTAACACTAGGATATGGTTTCTTACTTGAACCATAATCTTTATTTCTACTTAATCCTCCCATACGTTTCTTTTTAGTACCATCATCATTAATACCATTTACTTCTTTAAATCTTTCTTGAGCATTAAATACTTTAGCAGGATTAGCACCACCCATTACAAGTTTAGCAGGACTATTACCATTAAGAATAGGTTGAGCACTAAATACTTTTAAACCATTAGAATCTGTTTGAACAACTTCTCCGTCTTCAACTTCAAGTCCTGTTCTAGGATTCTTACCAATATCTATACCGCCAGCTTCATGTTTTCTACCTGACATATAGTATAGATTACCTTTTATATTAGTGGCACGCCCGCCACGAATAATATTAGGTTTAAATTTATTATTTCCTCCCATACGTTTTTTAGATTGGCTATTATAAATATCATAAGCATTGGCTGTATAACCACTAATATCAAAAAAAGTATCTAACCATTTAGTTTTAGGATTACGAGAAAATATATTAGTAGAACCTATTATACCTCCAACATCACTACTTAATTCTAAAGCATTAATTTTTTTATTTTCATCATCTGTGATTAATTGACTTGTATCAGTAACAGCTCCTACAATATTTTCTCCTAATTGTATTTTATCAATATTATTATTAGTATTATAAAAAGCATTTCTTATATTAGGATTTAATCGTCTAAATAAGTTACGCCCAACATTAGTATTAGTTCTACTATATTGTATTCCTTTTATAGCTCCTACACCTAATCCTGTTAAAGCTCCAGCAACTTCTAAAGAATTTATTATTTTTCTATAATTATTAATTTTTTCTTTAGAGTCTTCATATTGTTTATTAGTAGCAGAAATATAATAATCTTTAGTATTTTCTTCTAAAGATTTAGCAGAACGTTCAATTTGTTCGATAACATTATTATATTTATTTTCAAAACGTATAGTAGATTCTTCTTGTTCTTGTTTTCGTTTTTCATATTCTTCTTTATTAATAGGTCTGGTTCTATTAACTTTATTAGAACGTAATCCTAAACCAGTAGGTTTAACTCCAATACCTTTTCTATAATCTACTATACTATCGGCATAAGCTCGAAACTTATCTTTATCTGGCATAATTATATATTATTATATGAAATAAACAAAACCAGCTATTTTAAGGCTCTCTGTTAAACGATTGTCAGAATCAATACTAATTATCATAACCTATATCAAAATCCAATAGAGAGCAAATAAATATGGTCTACGTTGACGTTTACTTCCGTTTTTGTCCACCACACGCCATTCGATATACCAATTTACGTGCTCCATATCTAGCAACAGCAGGAAGTTTTTTAGGAAGTTCTTCTCTATAATCTGTATTAGCAGTAGGACTAACAAGTTCTTGTAGAGGTTGTTCAAGATTACCTTGAATACGCTTTTCGTTATTCTTAATCATCTTATTAGTAAAACCTCTTTGTGCAAGATTACCAAGAGTATTACCAGCTTGTGCTATTGCAGGTTGGTCAGTAAGAGCAGAACCGATAGTACCAGCAGCACTAATAAGTCCTCCTATTAATTCGCTAGTACCTCCCCAAGCTTTTCTATTTCTATATTTAGTTTGTCCACCACAACGTTTTACTTTACCTCCACAACGTTTCATATTAGTTCTACCTCCATATCGTTTAAGTTTAGCTTCAAAATCTTCACCAGCAGTATTTTCATAATCAGCCATAGCAGCATTAAGATTTTGAGCTTCTTGAGATAACATTTCATATTGTCTATTTCTTCTAGCAATTTGAGCTTGACGTTTAGCTTCTCTTCGTTTCTTAGCACCACCTATTAATCCGCCAGCAATACTTGCAACAGCTCCAATAGCAGCACCAATAAAAGCTTTTCTACGTTTATATTGTTTATTCATATCAATAACATTGTATATCGTCAATATTAATATTCTTATCTTCTTTTCTAAATATAAATCGTATAACAAAATACTTACCAACTATTAATTTATTATCAAGTTTAGTAAGTTGTTTATCTATTTCATTATATTTACCTGTATGTCTATCAACAGGAGGAATAGTATCTATTTGTTTAACTACATTTCTGAACCAATTCATAAACCATACTCCATATTTATTATATGGATGTTTATAATCTTTCATATCTTTCTTTGGTTCACTAATATCAACATAATCTGAAAAACAACAATTAGTATAAATAACTAATTGGTCTCCACAATAATTATCATTACGATTCTTATTAACAATATAACTAATATAATTAAGAACTCTATCTATATTGTCATTATTAAATAATACATCAATAAACGAATAAGGAACAATACTATTATCTTCAGGATTAACTTTAAATTCTCCATTAAAATAATTAGTATCATTATCTATAAGATTAACGTATTTATTAAACCGTTTAAAATTGAATTTATCAACTGAATTAATATTAGCAAAATAAACATTATTCTTAGTATTAAACATATTGTCATACCAATACGTATGAGTACTTATCCAATTATTATTAATAAAACTATATGAAGCAGCAAACTTTTGTTCTATACCATTATTATCAACTTTACCCAAAACAATAAGACGAACATTAGTTTCATCAATAGCGAAATTAATATCCGTAACATCTTTAGATAATAAGTTTTTAATACCAGCAGTTATATCTTTTAGTTCATTCTCATTATATTTATATAATTTACGAGCGTCGCTATCGTAGAATATATAACCATAATTACTACATATAAATTGGTCATGTTTCTGAATACCAGCATAACCTTTATCACTAGTAAATACTTCAACATAATCAATATCAAACGCATCAGGTATTACAAGTTGTACATCTTTATTTTGAGTTTTCATCGAACTATCTCTGTTAAATATAAACATTGAATGTTCGCAATGAGCAATAAGATAACTACCTATACCTGTAACATTAACAATATCTCCTTTGTTCTCAGCAATAATCTTATATTCTTCAGGTCTAAACGTCTTCCATTTATTCTCTACATTTTCATCACTAATAACATCGCTACGTCTAATAGTTTTACGATAATCTGTAACAAAATTAGAATAAATATCTTTATTAAAATTTACTAGAAGTTTTCCACTATAATTTATATAAGCATCAGGAAGTTTAAACATTTCATCTAACTTATCAGGAACTATATCTAAGTTAGTTTTATTTTCACTCCATCTGTTATTACCATCTCCATCAACAAGATTATATGTAAAAGACCTACGAATAGGTTCTACATTAAGATATTTAGCAAAATAAGGATAACGAGAAGCAAAATTAAATCCAATAGCTGCTATATGATAGTCATATTTAAGAATATTACTCCAATTATTAATAGGCAAAAATGGATATATATACCAACCTGCACCAGCAATAGGATAAGGACTATAATCTACAAGTCTAGCCCCATTTGGAGTAGTACAATATATCTGATAACGATTAATTTTTCTGTTTTCCCATTTAGTATTACCATCATCTCCTGTTGTAGAACGACTTACAGTAAAATCATTTATATAAAGATAATAATCATAATTAATATTATAACTATCATTCTTCTTAGTAAAAGAGTATTTCTTCCCTCCTGCATTATTTCCAATATATTGAATATATCCAAAAGGTATAAGAATTTTAGATTCATTCATATAAATATTATTATTATAATTATATAATAATCCTACTCTTTTACAAGGATAAGCATTACTATTAAAATCTGTATAAGAACCTTCAAATCTAGGAAATAAAACAATTGATTCGTTTAACCATATTTCTAATAATGCTCCTCTACCTACAATATCTTGTCCAGGAAGAACAATATTTCTATTTTTAACAGCATAAAGTTTGTCATAATAAGTATTATAAGGCATTCCTTCAAATCCTGCTAATACTTTAGTAGTTTTATACATTTCTTTTATTCTAAATAAAGAATCATAACTATAACTAGTATAAATAGGTGTACCAAATTTTATATAATTAAAATTAGATTCTCCAATAGTTTGAAAATCTTGTGTCCAAGCAAACATATAATTAACTAAAGTTCCAACAGCAGTATTTCTAAATTGGAATGTTGTATGGTCACTAAAAATTGCTTTACCTGCGCATATTTGTTCTGTTTGTTCATAACTAAAGAAGAATCCTACAAATTCATCATACATTGGCACATTTGAAAATTCAAAGTTACCACTCGTAAAATTACCACTAGCGTCAGCACTACCGTAAGGTCTAAAAAATGACTCTCCTTTTGAATTTTTATATAAAGCAATATTGTTATAATCAGTAAATAATTCAGGAGCTACATTACATAAATAAACGTCTTGATAAACTCCATCTAGAAAAGTTTTACAAATATAATGTTTATCAGTTGTAATATTTTGTTCTCTAACAGCATTTTTTACATCTTCTAATGAAGTGTTATCATCGTATGGAAAATAATAGGAAGTACCATCACTTTTTTTACCTAATAAAATACTTCCACTACGTTGTTCCATATTATTATTAATTCTTATACCATCTGTATAAGTACCATTAGGATAAACATAATGTATAAATAGATTATATACATTATTGCTAACAACATATTTTTTATCTTCTCCTTTTTGAAAATATGTATTTTTAATAAGTATTTCAGAAGACTTTACTAATTGATAAGTATAAGCAAAAACTCCACAATCTATACCATATTGATATAATGGTTCTTCTGCATCAGGACTAGCATATTGGTAACATTCATATCTTATAGTTCCCATTCTATCACTATCCCATTCCATAGTATTAACTACTATTTCAGCTTTTTGTGGTTCATTTATTATATCATCAATATGTAGCAAATACGCGCAATAATTTAATTCACCATCGCTATATTCACTACTTCTACAATATTTAAAATCAGGTTTTCTAAAAGCTATATAATATTTACCAATATAATCTTCGCTAATTACTTTATAATTTCCATAATCGTTTTCATCTTGTACTTTTATATAAGTAACTCCTTCTTGATAATTACCACCAGCTTTTAAATAATCTGAAAGAGAAAATATAACGAAATAATCTTTATCGACTCTAATAGTACCATCACCTAAATCAGTTCTATTAAATATACCAACAGCCTTAACAGGAGCTTCTAGATTTATACCACGACTAGTGTTAATAGCTCCTATTTTAAGTTTATATTTACTATCTGGGTCAAAATCATAATTAGCAATAGGTCTATCTACGTTCCAAACATATTTAGTATTTGCTTTAGTAGAACGTTCTATATTTGGTATAGTAGCTTTATATATAGTAGTATCTGTATCTTCATTATTTTCTTCTGATGTACTCCTAGTAGACATTGCTGTCCATTTATAGTCTTCATCTACTGTATCAGTGCCTTGAACAAATCTTACTGTAATTCCACTAGTATCTATTTTATCAACATCAGTATTACGATTTTCTTCTAAATAATTAGCAACATATATTCTATTATTATAATTAGTAAGAGTCTTAACATTATAAAGATTAAAAGCATCATTAGTTAATTCATCTTCGGATATAGTAGATTTATTATCTTTCTGATTAGTAATAGTATAAAGTTTTGTATCAATAGGAACTTTATATTCTACAATAGGAATTGTCTCATTTTTAGTAGTAGTAACTATATACCCTATCTGATAGAACTTATAATTAAAAGTCGGGTCGATTATATCCAAGAACAACTGTATAGCTTTATTAGTTTTCTCGGTATTATTACTATAATAATCGCTAAATAATACTTGAGATTGGAGGATAACATTATCTCCTCTATCTTTCATATACCAACTATTATGAATTTCATGAACTCCTCCTTCATTATAAATTATACAAGGACTTCCAAGAAGATTCCAGGGGGTATAGTCATATTCATTTATAAAGAATCTTATATAAAAAACATAAGTTCCACAATAAATACGATTAGCAGCAGTAATTCTAGTATAATTCATCATATTAAAATATGGTATAGGCGGATTAAGAGTATATCTATCTTCATCAGCCATAGCATCATAAGTATTACTATCAAGATTTATAGATTTAAAAGAAACTTTATTCGGAGAATTACGCTCACTAATAGCAATAATAAGTTCATTATTGACATTATAAGTATAATCTCCAAATACTTGTCCTCCTCCCCATTTCCAATTACTTTCAATATATTTAGTTTCTCTAGTATTTTCATTATGTCTAAGTATTCTATTCTTATTTGTGAATAGAACAAATTCATTAGAACAAGCTATATATCCAACAAGTTCTTCACCTTCTTCTAAATCAATAAATCTTTCAATAGCGTGTTCGTTCTGAATACCACCATTATCAGTATTTACAATAATATTACTAGCATGAACTAGAGTTCCACTTTCAAGAAACTCCGCATCGTTATCTGTATCTAGTCTTTTATTTATCTCCATAACGATTGACTTATTTTAAGCCCTCACAGGCGATTATCTCGACTTAATCTGATTAATTGTATGATGTGAAAATTATCTCTACACAGAGGTCAGGAAAACCATATCTACGAGCCTCATTTTCATCATTTCGACTATCCGAACTCATTCTCACAGATAAGCCATAAATACCATTAACTGTAACAATATCTATTATATCTTCCATAATAACTTCTTATTTATTTTGGAAAAGTATAATTGTAGAAATAACTACGCCAAGCATCACTGTCTTTATTTCCAGATTCAGCTTGCCAATCAATAATAACTCCAGCTTTAGCTTTATTCTTTAATTGTTCCCATTGATAATAAGGATTAGTTCCATATTGACTAGCTCCAAGATTAAACACAGGATGTTTCATACCACGACATAACATCTTATACATACAGTAATATCCAATAGCTTCAATCAATATATAATTGTTAGGAATAACAGGAATATCACATTTATAATATTCGCTATATTCAGTCTCAACTTCATTGGATATAATATCTATATATTTAGCATCAAAGTTAATCTCTATTGTATGGTCATCAACGAGGACATAACCTCTATCTTCACTTCCTCTACGGGGGGCAGAATAAAGCTCCTCAACAACAGTTGCTTGTTTTGTAACGTCAGGAGTATTATTATGTATAGCTAAACTTCCATAAGTTTCTTTACCATTATAACCAGTATCAACTATTGACATAGTATTCGACAATTCTAATGACTTGTCGGGCTGTTCCCCCGTAGGAGAAGGAGAAGAACATCCACCACATCGAGCCGATATAACACTAACTTCACATCCATTATCATCATATACTTTAAGTCCTTTTGTACTAAACGGACAAGCAGTTCTAGCAATATTATTAATAACTTCTAATCGACGTTTCTTAGGAACTATTCTAAGAACATCTAATTGTCCCATAGCATCTATAGTCCACGATATAACTCTAGGTATCCAATCACTACCATCCGGATTAAAATCGTTGTCTATTTTTGCTATTATCTTTTCTACTGAAATAGTATTATTGTTTTGCATAATCAATAGTATTATCAAGTATTACTTTACTATCAACAGTTAATTCTATATTATCAGTTTTATGAATGATTGTATAAGCTTTAATAAAATCTTCAATATCTCCTCTAAATATAATATTGTGATTAACTATATAAACATTATTTATTGTACTTCTACGTATAATATTATATTCTTCTAATTTATCTATTAAATAATTTAACTCTATATCAGAAGTACTAATTTCTTTAATATCATTATTATTAAAATCTAATATAATCTTGTTACTATTTATTGTAACATTATTTATAATATATAGTAGTAATTTAGATAAACGATTAAATTTATTATCTGATATGATTTTAAATACAATATCGTTTATTATAAGTTTTGGTTCATTCTCTTTATATCTATTCACCAAAGACATCTTAATAGATTCTTTTTCAACAACATTATCAATAATTCTTTCAGAATATATATAAAAAGGAGTAATAAGAATCTCATTACGAAGTTTCTTATCTCTTTCTTCTATTTTAAAATTTATATTTTCCATAATATATTAATTAAAATCTCTTTCTATTCTTACTATTATGCGCTCCACGTTGATATTTCTTTTGGTCAACATTTCTAATATAATTTAAATAAGCACCTTTATCTACTAAAGTATATAATTTAAGTTTTGTTCTAAGGTCTGCTTTGATACTATATATTTCTTTTTTATCTTTTAATTCAGCAGCATTTTCTTCATGGCTCTTACCTCTAAGTTCTCTGCTATAATATTCAGTATGTTCAAAATCAAGATTCTGATGTGCCACATATTGATTATTAACAATATCTATATTATAAAAACTAACATCTTCTTGATAAACAACATACGGAACTCCATCGTATTTAAGTCCACGAAGTTTATATATTTCAGCTTCTTTTTTATCATAAGGTTTTTTACCTTCAGCAATAAGTTTCTCTTTAGCAAGAGCTGTCTTTCTATAATCTATTCGTTTACGTTTATTATCTTTTGGGTCATGAGTCCAACGATTTATCATTAAGTCTCCTAGACCATAACCATAACCATAAGCATAACCTTCTAAACAACATTTATGAACTCCATATTGATAGAACTTAGCAACATAATCTCTATATTGTTTGAATGTAAGTTCTGAACGTTTTTTGGCAAGTCTAATATAAGTATTAAGAGCATTAATCTTTCTAAGTACATTACAGTACTTTACTATTTGCATAAGCATTATACGTTCTTCGCCAGCTTTATATTCTTCTAGTTTATCATAAACTTTATTTATAAGAAGTCTTTTAGGATTATATATACCATCTATCCATTCTTGTCCATATTCTACAAGTTTAATTCCTAAAGAATTAGCAATATAAGTTATGTTAGAAAGCAAATACTGTTTTAATGAATCTCTCATTTTAACAGCTACATTATGATTTTCTTTAAATCTTTCTATATCACTATTAGCATCTTCTATATACTTTTCATAATAGTGATGGATGTCTATATCTGGAACCATAAGTTATTAACGATTTAATAAATTATCAGTAGGAACTTCATTAGTCTCTCTAGGAACTTGAAGAAGATTACGTTTAAAGATAATATCTTTTATAGAACCTATCATATCTTCAGGAAGAAGAAATTCATTATCATCTAAATCATCTTCATTATCAACAGTACGTTCTGAATTATCTGTTTTACTCTCATTAGTTTCTATTTCGATAATATGAGGTAATTCAAATACAGATTCTACTACAATAGCATTAATAGTTTTAAACCATTCACAAGCATTTTCTTTAGTAAAGAAATATAGATATTCATTTATATAATCATAACAAGGAAGATTGCACATACCAACTAAATGAGTATAGAATCTAGCACTAGCTTCTTTAGCAAAAGGAATTTCTATATTATCATAACCAGCAGTACGAATACTTTGAAATGGTAGATTATTAGTAAGTCTAACAGGACGAGGAAGTTTTTGTTTACTTCGTTTAATAGGACGAATATTATATTCAGCACTATTATGAAAATCTCCATCAGGAACATCAATAATACTTATCTTAACTCGTTGTTGTAATCCCTTATCAACATAATGATTATTCTCATAACCATGTCTAATAAGTTCATTACGAGTATGGATAATAGCATATTTAATATTCCGTCTTAATGGAATATTATTAGGTTGCCCAACAGCATGAGCAATTTCAGAAATCAATTGATTAATGGATGCCATAACCAGTAGTAACTTTAGTATTAATATCTATATCGACAAATATACCTTTTTAATTATTACTTCCAACACTTTCACGAAGATTTATAATTGATTAAAATGAAGAAAGCGGCAGCCCGTTATCACAACGAACTACCGCTTCTCCTTTTGTATGAAAACCTTTGTCAAATGTTCTTGAAATAATTCCATACTTTGCCGCTACCAGCGTCTTCATCTTCAAACCAGAAGTTAATCGCAGAATGAATTATTTTTTCATCTAATTGTTCTTCTGTTAGATTAGGAAACCATTGTTTGTACATACGAATATAATCATGATATTGAGCGTTAACTGCAACATAAACATCCCAACAAGTTATTTCACGATTAATATTACGAACGTGTTTATCATAAATAGCTTTAGCATCTTCAACAGTAAATATTTGTCCACGACAAACTACTCCGTTAGCTTTAGTATGATACATATTACTAACTTGATACATAGCATATGTTTCATCAAAATGTTCACCTTTTACACATTCATGAAACTCTTTCATTGCATTCCAAAATGTATCTTTATCATGAGCTTCTACATGGTCAAATACTTTATGAAAACCTGCAATACCTTTTGCTAGGTCAGCTTGTGGTATAGTATTAATACTATATCCGGCAATTATATCTTTAAAATGATACATATTATTTGGCTATTAAAGTTTCTTTTAAAGTCTTAATATCGTCAGTATCAAATTCTACTACTTTGTTTATAACAGGAATGTTCATACGAACTTTACCATTGCCAATCTCAACTCCTCCAAGAACTTCAGGATATTTCTTAACTTGAGCAACGAGAAGATTATCTACAGTTTCGCTCATAATTCCTTCAACATCAATCATACCATTTTCGTCTTGTACTAATTTTAACAATGAATCTAATTTAGCAAGATTGTTATTAACTGCTCTAGCAATAAATGGACGAGTTATAAGAACTAGAGGATTAGTACTTGACATTTCCAGCAACTCCCTTAGAAGCATATTCTTTCTCTTCTTTCTTAGTTCCGTCATTGACTTGAACGAAGCTTTTACCATCCGTTTCTTCTACGAATCTCATAATCTTCTAGTTTTAAATTTGTTAATAAATCTGTTACTTGTAATCGATTACGATACAAAGGTCAGAAACGGACAAAAAGAAAAGGCACACTTACAGAATTAACTGCAAGTATGCCTTATTCAATTAGTTATCTTAAATACTCAATACCAATCAGTACATCATAAGCCTTTTCTGCTGCTATATTTCCGTATCTTATTCATGGTAGCTTCATCAAAATCTTTAGGACTCCAACTAAGTTCTTTGAATCCTACTTCTTTATGACCAGGAGGTATTATACCTAGTTTAACATAAGTATCAAAAGTACTAGGACTACAATGTAATATCTTCTCACAAGCATAAGTTTTACTTATTCTTTTAATACCTCTATTAAGTTTAGTAAGGTCATCTATAATAGCATTAAGTTCCTCTTCGGTATGATTACTATTACCTGCGTCTATATTCTTAATAGCTTCTTCAAGTAATCCTCTTAGTAATCTAATCTTTACGTTCATCATTTCTCTTAGTTTCTTTAACATGACTTCTAGCAGCAAGTAATATGAATATTCCAGCTACAATATAATAACTGCTAAGTAATTCAATATCTGTTACAGGAATATGAAATACTTTATCAATAGTTGCTATTATAATATTTATAAGATTTGCTGTTATTATATGTCTATGCCAGTTACAAAATCCAAAAGTAAAACTACAAACATAAAGCATAGATATATTTACTATTGAATTTCCTAAAAGAAAATCTCCAATATAGTCAAATTCAACATTAATATCATACGTATATAAACTATTGTTTATTAACATACCAATCAATTATATGATTGGTATGTATTTGATTGTTAAAACAAACAGTCTTTTCATTACTTTGTTTTAGTCGGTTTCTTAGGTCCTGTAGTTCCTACACCTTTAGTCGGTCTACCTTTAGCCATAACTTTTGTAGTTTAATTTGTTAATTCATATAATCATCTATCTGTTTATAACCAATACCTAACTTTATAAAGATTGGTTTCATTATCCAACTCCAAAATACAGGAGCAAGAATAGCAGAATTAAGTAATGTAATTTTATTATCATAATCTAATATAACATATATAGTAGTAACTATTATAATAGATATAACTAATACTAATCGTTTAGTCCAAGTAGGAACTTTAGCATCACCATTAACATAATCTACAATCTTTATTATTATATATGTTAGTACATTGACTATAAACATATAAGCGAAATCAAAGTTATTAATTATCTTATCAATCACAACATCTAAGTAGTTCATTTTCTAGTGATTTAGAATATTTAACATATGGTACTTATAGCAAAATCTACTTATTAAAGTATATCATCTTCTTGTTTCCAATTATCATTTTGAAGTAAGTCTTCAAGTTCTTTACCACTATAAACAGGAAACGGGCAAACATATTCTGGAAGAACTTGTTCTTCTCCTGTTTCAGCAAGAGTCATAGGAATACTAGCAAGTTGTTCCTCAACTTCTTCCTTAAACAGCGCCTTATAGTTATCCAACTTCATAAGTACTTTACCACCTTTCGGACTTCTACGAGGGGCTAAATGCAATTCTTCAATTCGTTCAGGCAAAGCAGTCTCTAGCTTTGTTACTGTAATTTCTACATAATCAATCATAATTCTTCTTTCTTAAATATTGGGTTAGTTACATCAATTAATTCGTCTCTTTCAAACAGATTCTTTAGCATATTAATAGATAGTTGGTCTATGGTCTTAGTGTAGAGCATGAGCTTATAGAATACTCCATGCCAGTAAGTACCTCCATAACTTCCTACTATTACTCCTGGATTATCACCTCCAGTTCCCTTAGTAACAGTAGTCCCATTATAACTAGTAGGAGTAGCCCAACTTATCTTAGATGTTTCTAATGGAAGTATATTAGGATGTCCGAAGGAAATTAGGTAATTAGATGTTCCATAGAAGTACTCCATAGCAAATCCATTTCCTACATTACTTGAGTATACTTTATCGCCTTTCAGTAAGAAAGTCCTATTATTTGATAAGGCACTATCAAGGAACTCTCTCTTAGCAATAACCGTAAAATCAGTCACAGCAGGAATAACAGTATTAACAGCATGGTCTTCTACTCCGTCTAATAGTAAGCCATTAGGATGATAATCTAAAAACTCTACTTTTATATTTAATCCGGTTAAATCCGTATATCCTGCATAAGCTCTAAAAGATGTATAAAACACATTAAATGAATCATACGAATAGACACCATTTTTGTCTATTATATGAGAATATTCATTTGTACCTCCTCCTACGTAATCATAGCCAAATACCATCTTAAAATCTTCCGGTATTCCACTAACCTTAAATCTAATATAATTATTAGGAATAAGTTTAGGAGTATTCACTTGAGCAAAAAATTGATTATTATTATGTGGAGTAGCTTTTATAATAAAATTATAATCATCTATTATATCTACAAATTGTTGGCTTGATTCCATAATACTTATAAAATTTGACTTGCCATAGCCATATCCACTTTCACTATTATAAGCAACATTCTTAACCTCTAGTGCATTAGCCACATCTTTACTTACTTGGTCAGCAATAAGATTCCTATCTGTATCGGTATTCTTCTTACCATAAGCATCCCAATAATAATTCGGACTTTCTACATAGCCACCTTCAATACCCATTACATCATTCAGTTTCTTTATCTCATCTTCACCAGGTATTTCGGGGAAGAGCATAAATTCGTAAAGAACCATTTGAGCATAAAATGCATTATATTTTGCATTGCTTCCAATTGCCGGAGAAACAGTATTATCGTTATTAGAATTGCTATTAG